ACATTCCCTCAATAGATACGAGTCAGTTCTTAACTGCTGGAGATATTCCTTCAATAGATACGAGTCAGTTCTTAACTGCTGGAGATATTCCTTCAATAGATACGAGTCAGTTCTTAACTGCTGGAGATATTCCTTCAATAGATACGAGTCAGTTCTTAACTGCTGGAGACTTACCTTCATTTAATATAGATGATTACAGAGATGATTTTCTTTCTATAGCCAGAGAGGGTGTAGATATTCCTGAGTTTGAGCAACCAGATTTATCAGGATTTGCCAGAATAGAAGACATACCTAGTTTTGATTTCGACCAAGATTTATTCAGAGACCAACTATTTGATGATATAACAGGAAGTATTAATATTCCAAAACCTCCTCCTGTGTTTGATGAAGACGCATTTAGAGATAATTTATTTGAAGATATTATGGGTAATATTCCTCAACCTCCACAACCACCTCAACCACCTGCGTTCAACGAAGATGAGTTAAGAGAAAGTATCTATAATGATATTATCGGTGATTTGCCTGGATTGTTTGAAGATTTTGATTTTCCTATTCCTGGGGTTCCTGGAGACTTACCTCCTATGACTCCTCCAACAGATATTCCTGGAGGAGGTAATCCATATGAAGGTATTTTTGGTCCAGGACAAGGAATGTTTCCTCCTATAAATTTCCCTCCTGGATTTTTTGATGGTATTGGTTTTCCACCAGACGATGGAGGAGGATTGCCGCCGTTTCTTCCACCAATCACCCCTCCGAACGACCCAATTACTCCACCACCTCCCGTGGACAACAAACCAACAGGTCCTATAAATCCGTACACAGGTCAACCAATCAGTAATCCTTATACACCGTACTCAACAGAGAGCGGAGCAACACCATTAAGGAAAGCAATAAGTCCTAGGGATTTTGGTCAAGCTCCTGGATTTGAACGTCCTATAGGAGGTCCTCCTGTTAAACCAATAGACCCACCAAGAAAAGTACCTCCTAAACCACCTTCGATTGGAGGAATAGGTGGTGGTGGAAGAGTCTATCTAGACGATGAACTAAGATTACCGCCCCCAGAAGATATTCGCAGATTAAAAGGTGGTGGAGGTATTTCTATGTTGCCGATGAACGGACAAGGTGATACACTAACAACACAGGTATTCCAAAGCGGATTCCGACCAAGGAGATAATTATGGACCCAAATGAAAAATTAACAGGAATAACACAAATGGCACCTCCGTCTATGATGGCGGGTGGAATGGGTGGTGGACAGCCTCCTATGCCTCCTATGCCTCCTAGGGGCGGCGGACAACCTCCTATGCCTGAACCAGGGGTGGGAGAAATGGCTATGCAAGGTCAAGAACCCCCTATGGAAGAACCTGCGATGAATGTAGAACAAGATTCAGCCGCATTAGCACAAGCCGTTGTAGGTAGAACACAAGGAGATATAGGTGCAGCAGTTGCTGTATTAGATAATGCAAAAGCTTTATTAATCGCTAGTACCGAACAACAAGAGCCTCAGATGATGATGCATGGTGGTGAAGTTCATTATAAGAAAATGGGTGGACCATTATACCGTGAAGGCGGTGGTGCATTAAAACCAGTTCCTGAAGATAATAAAGGTTTATCTAAGCTTCCACAAGAAGTTAGAAATAACATGGGCTTTATGAACATGGGTGGACCTTTGTATCGTAAAGGCGGTGGTGGTATGTCTGATAGTGATGTACTAAGACAAATGATTATGGAAAATTTACAAAAACCTGCTGTTCAAGAACAAGCTATGGCAAAAGCTATGAATCAAATGAGTCAGCCTCAACAAGTTTCTAAGGCAGACGCTATGTCCGACCTTATGAACTATAGAATGTCTTAACCTATCCAGTCTTTCCACTTTTCATCACCTAGCACTTCTTGTGCTAGGTCGAGTTTATTTCGTAAAGCTTTTACAATTTTTTCATCAACCGTGCCTTTAGCAACTAAATCGATATAAGTTACTTTGTTGGTTTGCCCTATACGGTGTGCACGGTCTTCGGATTGTAAACGTTTTTCAAGGTCATAGTTATTACTATAATAAATAACAGTATTCGCTTCTGTTAGGGTAATACCATAACCACCTGTTTGAGTATTACTGATTAAATACTGTAAATCTGAAGTAGGGTCTTGAAACCTTTTAATTATTTCTTGTCGTTCTTCGTCAGGTGTTTCTCCGTAGTATGTAGCTACGCTATCTACTCCTGCTATATCATGAAGTTTCTTTAATATTCTTTTTATATCGTATTGATAGTTAGCCCATATAATAGTTTTGCCTTGTACTTCTTGTAAAACATCTACAAGTTCGTCTAACCGATTACTTTTTACTTCTACTTCTTCTCCGTTATCATGTCTAACAAAACCACATACTACTTGGTGTAGTCTCAATATTTGAGTAAGAACAGAAGTTACACTAACTATTTCATGTGAGTCCAGTTCTGCTATAGCATAATCAGTAAGTTGTTTATAGACTTTCTTTTGTTCAGGGGTTAGTTCTACTTCCCTACGCTGATACACTTTATCGGGGAGGTCTAAACATTCTTTCTTTAGCACCCTGTATGAGAACTCATTTACATTAGATGTAAGTTCTTCTAAATTTTGATAGCCGACTACTTGTCTAAAAGACCTAGTTCCCATTTTACGATTAATTAATTTAGCGTATCTGTTTTGAAACGAATAAAAAGATGTATAACCTAATAGTTGTGGGGATAGGAAAGTGCTTTGACTATATAAATCTAGGGGTGATTGGGTGACAGGGAAACCTGTAAGTATTCTTCTGTATTTAGTATTGATGGCTAGTTTTAATAAATTCTTAGTTCTTTGTGCTTTAGGGTTTTTTATAGTTGTTGATTCATCAACCGCGATTAGTGCATTATGAGCTAAGATAAATTTTTCTACAAACGCTACACCTTTTTTGGTACTAAACGCTTCTACGTTTATTACTAATATTTTTAAATCATGCGTAACTTCAAATAATTTAGTTAGTTCTCTTTTTTGTTTTATTGTTGGTGCTGGATTCCATACACCTATATGCTTTTCTATATGGTCTGGCATATGAGCAGGTATTTCTTTTTCTGACCAGTTCCTATACACGCCCTTGGGGGCTATGATTATAGCACCGTTGATACCTCCTTTATCATAAAGGATAGATATATTATCTATAAGAACTTTAGATTTACCAGTACCCATTTCCATAAAATAAGCATACTCACGCTTGTTCCATGATTTATTTAACGCCAGAAGTTGATGTTCATACGGCTTCGTTTTAAACTTATATTTCATATTAACCTTTCTAATTTCTAATTGAGATTATATATTACAAACTAGTAGAATTAAAAGTACAACGTAATACTTTCTCATGCCCTCTAATAGATTCATTGAGTTTTTAATACTGACATCTTTAAATCTAATATTGGTTTACCCTCTAAAACATTGTGTTTTACTATAGTCAGTATTAGTATATTAGTTATATTAGTAGTTCTTAAAATATTTTTTCACAAAAAATTTTTAATTTTAAAAAGACATATCGGTAATAACTTTACTTTGCCTTTATTCGTATATATTATTTAAAACGTAACTAGAAATAAGAAAGGAGAAAAAAGTGACAGTATATGTTGTACAAGAAGTTCAAGGACGAAATATCGCCTCTGCTAGGCAGTATGGTGATTTTGAAGTTCTATTACCTTCTAACACACAAATTATGTTAAGTGCGTCTCCTTCAGTCCGTAGGATGAAAAGTCTCTTACAAGATTACAAAGAAGGAGATTACTTATTACTAATAGGCGACCCTGCCGCCATAGGAGTAGCGTGTTCTATCGCTGCATTTTATAATCGAGGTAGGTATAGTATATTAAAGTGGGATAGGCAGGAAGGTATGTACTATCCCGTTGATATTGACCTACACCAGAAAGGAGAAATAGATGAATGAAAAACCAACCTTTGAGGACTTAGTCGGTACGGATGATGTTCAGGAATGGACAAATAATGTAACCGATGGAGAACTCACTATAGTTTCTGATTTAGCCAATAAACAGTTAAAACTAGCTACTGAAGTATCAGAGTTAGAGGCTGATTTAAAAGCTAAAAAAGAAGAACTTCGTTTGACTTCGGAGCAAGAACTACCTGATGCTATGCAACAGGCAGGGCTTACACAAATAACACTTAGTAGTGGCGAAAAGATTGCTATTAATGAGTTTTATAATGCTCACATATCGAAGGCAAACCAAGAAAAAGCGTATGAATGGCTAGTAACCAATGGACACGAAGGACTTATAAAGAACGAAGTTCTATTAAAGTTCGGTCGTGAAGAAACTGAAGTAGTTGACCAAACTGTTTCAGCTCTACAGTCCAGAGGTTTATCACCAGAGGTACGTCAGAGTGTTCACCCTAGTACATTAAAAGCTTTTGTAAAAGAGCAGATTACAACGGGGAACGATATACCAACCGAGCCATTTGGTATCTATATAGGTACTAAAGCTACTATTAAAAAGGATTAATATTATGGCAGATAATAAAAATGAAATAGCTGAAGCTAAGACTACAGCAGTTAGTACGTTTGATGATTCGTTACTATCAGGCGGTACTGGGTTAGAGGAAACTACAACGGATGATTTTGCGATTCCGTTTATTAGAGTTCTACAACCTATGTCACCACAACTACAAAAACAACACGGAAGCTACGTAGCGGGTGCTAGTGCAGGAGACTTGTACAACACTGTTACAGGTGAAGCTTACGATGGAGAAGCAGGAGTATCTATTGTTCCATGTGCTTATAACAAAAAGTATATAGAATGGATTCCTAGAGAAAAAGGCGGTGGTTTAGTAAACGCTAACCACGATATTTCTATACTTTCTAAGTGTACAAGAGACCCTGAGTCTAGAAGATACTACACACCTGAAGGTAATGAAATTGTAGAAACAGCTCAGTTTTTTGTTCTAGTAGTTCCTGAGGGAAAAGCTCCTCAACAAGCAGTTCTTGCATTTACGTCTACTCAACTAGGAGTATCTAGGAAGTGGCTAACCATGTTAAGAATGGCTAGAGTACAGAACTCAAAAGGTGAATCAGTAGAAGCTCCTATGTTTGCTTATACCTATAGACTAACCACAACTACGCAGTCAAATGATAAAGGTAGTTGGAACGCTTATAGTATCAACCAGGAAGGTGCGACCGATATGTCTGTGGCTATGATGGCTAAAGACTTTATGGGTGCTGCTAAATCTGGAGATGTTGCAGTAAAACAAGAACAGCAGAACGATATTGTTAACGACACTATCTAAGGAGATATTGTATGTCGTTAGCAAAAGAGTTTGCTGTACGCTATGCAGGACTACGTCAAGCGTATGGAACTTTTACAGCTAACAATGAAACTAGGGAAGATGGAAAGGCAAGTGGTAAAAACATTACTATTTCTAAAGAACTATCAGATAGTGATTTATTAAAGTTATGGGAAGACCACTTGTCTGGTCATCAAAGCGTAGGTATTGTAGCGATAGATGAACACAATAAGTGTGTCTGGGGAGCCATAGACGTTGACGAGTATCAGCTAGATTTAAAAGATTTAGCAATTAAAATAGCGAAGCAAGAATTACCATTAGTCCTTTGCCGTAGTAAAAGTGGTGGAGCACATATTTATATCTTTTTGACCGAGCCAGTATCGGCTTCCATGCTTCAAAGAAAACTTAGACAGATTGCAGCAGCTATCGGTTATGGTCAAGTAGAGATTTTTCCTAAACAAACAAAACTATTATTAGATAGAGGAGATAGAGGCAGTACATTAAATATGCCTTACTTTGGTGGAGAAAACTCCACTAGATACGCTTATGATAAAAAAGGAGCAGCAATGACTCCTGAAGAATTTTTAAACTATGCTAAAGAAATAGAACTAACACCCAATGAATTAGAAAAACTAGAAGCTAGTCCTTTAAATGAAACAATGGACTGGTTAGACCAAGCACCTCCGTGTATACAACACTTAGTAGTACAAGGCTTTCCTAAAGGCTCACGTAACTCAGGACTGTTTAATGTAGGAGTTTTCCTAAGGAAGAAGTTTCCTGATGATTGGGAACGCAGATTAGAAGATGTTAATATAAAGTTCATGCAACCTCCATTAGGTGCACAAGAAGTATTAACCGTTGCTAAACAGCTACAAAGAAAAGACTACTTTTATAAATGTAATGACCAACCTATAGCGAGCCATTGTAATAGTCCTTTATGTAGAACTCGTAAGTTTGGTATAGGTGCCAACGGTGGCACACCTTTATTCAGTAACCTTACAAAACAGGATAGCGACCCACCTATATGGTTTTTAGATGTTGAAGGCGGTAGACTAGAGTTAGAAACAGACGACTTGTTAAATCAAAACAGATTTCAACGTAAGTGTATGGACGCTCTTAACAAGATACCACCTAAGGTAAAAGAAAACGTCTGGAATCAGATTATACAGCAGTTATTAGACGCTATAACAATAGTAGAGGTTCCTAAAGAAAGTTCTACAGAAGGTTATTTTATGGAACTTTTAGAAGCTTTCTGTACAGAAAGACCCGCTAGAGAACGTGATGAACTGTTGTTGCATAAGCCATGGACTAATAACGGTAAAACATATTTTAGGCTTATGGATTTAATGGATTATTTACATAGGAATAATTTCAAAGAATATCAAAGAAACAAGCTAACTTCTAAGTTAAAACAGCTTCATGGAGAGCCATACTTTTTTAACATTAAAGGCAAAGGTGTAAACGTTTGGTTTATAGAGGAGTTTAAAGCACAGGACGAGCCTCATGACTTGCCTGAATTTAACGATAATTTATTATGATAGTTTATATTAAAAAACATTTTAAAAACGCTAATCCTGGAATCGAGTACAACCAATGGGACGAGCCTAGAGAAAGAGAGTTCAATGGCTCTATGGTAAAAGGAAGAAAAACAAAAGGCTTCGGCAGTTCTTCTTTCAACTACGCAGGAAAACTTTATGAACCAACGCCATGGACTAAAGCTATGTACGATATAAAACAACAGGCGGAAAGATTGGTATGGGAAGAACTAGAAGTAGATAAACAGTTTACGTTTTGTCTATGTGGTTATTACGGTATCGATGGCAAAGGTATACCACACCACTCGGACACAGTACCGACACTAGACGACATAGTTGTCTCTATATCTTTAGGTGCACCAAGAGTATTTGTACAAAGAACATACCAGAATGAAGTAAAGAAACACACCAATACTAGTGAAATAGAAACAAAAATAGAAAACTTTGTGATAGATGAAAAACATTACATATTAGAACACGGAGACGTACTGATATTTGATGGTCGTAACCAAATGACTTCTACTCATGCTGTACCTAGTTTAGAGTCAGCAGGAGAAAGAATCAATTTAACTTTCAGGAGTGGTCTATGACCCTACCAAGCCACACACAAGTTATTCTTGGACCACCAGGAACAGGAAAAACGAGTACGTTGCTTGGTCTTATAGAAGACGAACTACAAAACGGAACACAGCCTGAAAGCATAGGGTTTTTTACATTTACTAAAAAAGCAGTAACCGAAGGTAAACAAAGGGCTATGGCTAAGTTTAGTATAAGTGATAGAGATTTACCTTTCTTTAGAACATTACATTCTCTAGCTTTTAGACAACTAGGATTAACTAGGGAAAGTGTTGTAAGTAATACAGATATAAAAGATTTAAATGAAAAATTAAACTTACGACTTACTGGTAGAACGACCACGGACGACGGTCATTTGTTCGGTATGACTCATGATGACCGTTTAGCCTTTATAGAAAATCTTGCTCGTATGCGTAATATACCATTAGAGCAGCAGTGGCATGAAGTAGAAGACGCAGTAGGGTGGTTTGAATTAGAAAGGTTTGCTAGAGGGCTTCAATTATTTAAAGAGGACAGGCTGTTAGTTGATTATACAGACATGCTACATAAGTTTTTACACGAAGGAGATGTGCCATCGTTAGATGTTATGTTTGTAGATGAAGCTCAAGACTTGTCTCCTTTACAGTGGGCTGTGGTTCGCAAGGTTGCAGAAAAAGCTAAAAAGATATATGTAGCAGGAGATGATGACCAAGCTATTTATAAATGGGCAGGTGCGGATGTTGATTATCTTATAAACAACTCTAAAAACGCAATGGTATTAAAACAATCGTACCGCGTACCATCGTCTGTTCATGAAGTAGCTAGTCGTTGTATAGGTCAAGTTCGTTCTAGAATACACAAAGAATGGACTCCTAGGAAAGATGAGGGTATTGTTCGTTGGGAGCCTACAATAGAATTAGTCAATATGGAAAAAGGGGATTGGTTAGTATTGGCTAGAACAAATTATCTTTTAAACGAGGTCGATGAATACTGTAGAAACGAAGGATGGTTTTTTGAAGTTAAAGGCAGACCTAGTATATCAGAAGCTAAAGTACGAGCCGTGATATATTGGGAAAGGTTACGAAAAGGAGAAGCTGTTAGCTTAAATGAGTGTGCAAATATATTAAAGTTCGTTAAGGTAGATAAACATAAAAAACTAGATATGTTAGACTCTGATTTAGTAATGCAATACGAAGACCTCAAAAGTCATTTCCCTGATTTACCTGAAGGCAACTGGTACGATGTTTTTACTCTACTGAGTCCTAGCGAAGTAAGTTATATAAGAGCCATGTTGCGTAGAGGAGAAAAAATAACCAAACAACCTAGAATACGTTTATCGACTATACATGCCGCCAAGGGAGGAGAAGCTACAAACGTTGTACTGTTAACAGATATAACAACAAGAGTATATAAAAACTATCAACAAAACCCTGACGATGAAAATAGAGTATTCTATGTTGGAGTAACGAGAACAAAAGAAAACTTGTATCTGATAGAACCAAAATCGCCCCGCTGCTATCAGATATAAAAGTTCTTTACTTTGCATATAAAAGTAAAGTATAAAAGGTATAATTTTTAATTATTTATGTTTAAAGAAAGGAGAAAATTATGAACATATTTTATTTTAGTGAAGACCCTGTGACTTCTGCTAAAGCACAACCTGACAAGATGTTAGTTAAGATGCCTTTAGAGACTGCACAGATGTTATGCACCGCTCACCGCATATTAGATGGAGACGACTATGCAGATGAAGTTGGCTTATATAAAAAAGCTTACATGAACCATCCTTGTACAATATGGGCTAGGGAGTGTAGTGGTAATTATTGGTGGCTCTACAAACATTTTTTAGCGTTAGGTAATGAATATACTTACCGCTACAAGCGTACTCATGCTAGTCTTACAAAACTAGCTGATGCTTTATACGTAATGCCTAAAAACATTACTAGAGGTCTTATGACCGATGTAGCACAGGCTATGCCTGATGAATACAAAAACGAGGACTCTACTTTGGCTTATCGTAATTACGTGATAAACGAAAAACATTACGCTAAGTGGGAGAAGGGTAGAAATAAACCAAGTTGGTGGAGGTAAAATAAAATGTCATCAATAAGAAAGAAACTACTCGTCAATGAAAACGATAGTAAAAACACAAGAATGGATATTGCTAGTGCGGGTGTACTGGCTAACTGGCGACCTGATGAGATAGCTCATATGAGCCGTTTCGATAATATAGCTTCTATGTGTATAGAAGAAGCTAAACGATTAGGCAGACCCTTAGATACGTTTGAAGTAGGTTGTGGAGAGTGTTGGACTCTTAGAAACTTATATAAAGCTTATGTTATTAAAAAGTCTGATGTAATTAAATCATATTATGGCTACGATATAGACCCTATGTGCGAGTTAGAAAATCCTTTTTGGTCTAACGCGGGTAATCCGTTAAAAGACTCTACATGGTTTCAAAACTTTAACGGAGAGATAAGAATACAAGACTTAACAGTAGACCCTGTATTTAAGCTAGAGGATGAAAGTATTGATTTTTTCTGGACTACCGAAGTTATTGAACATATGGGTAGAGAGTTTATCCCTGCATGGCTAGACGATGCGGCTAGGGTTATGCGACCAAATGCATTAGCTTTTGTCTCTACGCCTAACCACGACGGTTCTAACGACAAGCTTCCTGAAGACCACGTATACGAGTGGGGTTTCCAAGAACTAAAAGAAGAATTAGAAAGGAACTTCGAAATACTAGACGTAACAGGAACGTTTATACAACTACCTAACTTAAAGAAAGCTATGAAAGAAGATTCTAAAACAGGTTGGACTCCTGAACAATATAAGCAACTACAAAGCAGATATGGTAGACAGTTCTTAAGAGTTGTTGCAGCAACATTCTATCCTGAAGTTGCGAATAACTGTTCTTGGGTGTTAAGGAAGAAGTAATGACTGAGTTTCTTGCAGAAGAACTAGACCGTTTTTGCTATTGGCAAACTGAACGTGAAAGTATTAGGGTCAAAAAAGAGGAGTATAAACTCCCTTCCCCCTGGACTGATGACCCTATTCTGCAAGAGTTTAAATTCTGCCAAGTTTTTCGAGAAGATGATAGAACAACTAGATGGTTTAGAGCACACATAAGAGAGCCTTTAGCCAATAGTTCTGATGTTATTATGGCTACGATTATTTTTCGTTGGTTTAATTTTATACCGACAGGTAGAACGTTAGTAGAGAATGATTTACATAGAAACTGGGAGGGTGATAAAGCTATACAGCTTATACGAAAACAACCTAAGTGGGTGACAGGCTCTTATATTATTAAAACGCCAAACGGTATGGATAAAGTAACAGGGGTAGTCGATTGTATTAATAATATCTGGAAAGATAAGGATTGGATAACTAAACGTTTAGAGTACGATAAAAAAGAAGGAACAAGTTCTTTAAAGTCTGCATGGACATTACTTAGGCAATATCCTTATATGGGTCCATTTATGGCGTACGAGGTTGTTACTGATTTAAGGCACACTTATATATTAGATGAAGCCGAAGATATTATGACATGGGCTAATGCAGGTCCAGGAGCCATGAGAGGACTAAATAGATTAACAGGCAGACCGCTTGATTTTTCACATCGTAGCCACGACTGGAATACAGAAATGCAAGAATTATATCAAATAGTTATACGCAGATTACCTGCACATATTGCAATGCGTAATGATAGAGTATATGAACTACGTGATATCGAAGGAGGACTTTGTGAGTTCGATAAATATTCAAGGATATTTAAAAACGAAGGAAGAACAAGGTCTATATATAAAAGTAATAATCTTCCTGAAGTAGAAGATTTAATAGAAGGAGAAAGTAAGTATGGGAAAAGTGAATGAATATTCTCTAGACCTTTTAGAGAACTACGGAGAAGATGTTGACTGTTATTACACACAGTTTTTAGAAGTAGCTTTCTTTTTAAAAGTTGCCGCTAGTAATGAAATGGCGATAGCGTTTATAAAAAGAAAATTACCTGTCTTAAACGAAAGCGAAATAAGTTTTCTTATAGGTGAACTAGTAGAAGCACACCAGGAAACATTATGAAAGTAATTAGAGCAAGAAATGTAAACGACGCTCTACTTTTAGGTATTGATTTGTTTAATGACGATACCTCTTATAGGGTGCAAGAAAGCCGCAATGGTACGACCTACGAAGCGTTAGAACCAGTAACAACTGTTTATAGTAATCCCTGTGAAAGAGTATGTTTACTAAAAGCAAGAGACGCTAATCCATTCTTTCATTATATAGAAAGTTTATGGATGTTAGCAGGACGTAAAGATTTAAAACCTTTGACCTATTTTGTTAAATCTATGGAAGATTTTTCAGATGACGGAGAAACTTTATGGGGTGCCTATGGTTGGAGATGGAAAAGTTATTTTCATAAAGACCAAATAGATATTGTCTATAGAATGTTAAAAGAAAATCCTGAAGATAGAAGGGCAGTATTACAGATGTGGGATGCGAACAAAGACCTTAATAGAAACGGTAAAGACGTACCTTGTAATACGAACATCTATTTTAAGATTAGAGAAGATAAGTTAAATATGACTGTTTGTAATAGGTCTAATGATATGTTGTGGGGTGCTTATGGTGCTAACGTAGTTCATATGTCAGTATTACAAGAATATCTTGCTGCTCTACTCGGTGTCGAGGTCGGAACATATAGGCAAGTTAGTGATAGCTTTCATGTGTATCTAAATCCTGTTTGGGATAAAGTAAAAGATATCGAAATAGATGTCTACACTTATAAAGACATAATGAATCCTTACGATACATTTTCATCGGCATATGAACACGCTCCTTTGTTTACTAGTCCTGACACTTTAGATTGGGAATTAGATAGGTTTTTCAACATACACTACACTGACCTAGATATGAACGGTTGGGTAAATCCAGCACTCAAAGATATTGCTGTTCCTATGACGTTAGCGTTTAATTCATATAAAGACGGAGATTTTAAATTAGCGTATGAACATATAGAAAATATAAAAGCCATTGATTGGAAAACGGCTTGTCTCGGTTGGGTCCGCAAAAGAGACAAGACTATTATTAATAACGCGGACGAAGGAGAAAACTTATGAGTAAGTGGGAAAATATGAAAGAGGTAGCCCAAAACGATTTAGAAGCTCTAAAACGGGCAGAGACTTCGTACGGTGACTCTTGGAGACGTCGCGGAGGTGTAGGTGCCTTTATGATGTTGGCACGTAAGTTCGATAGGATAGAACATCAGTCGCAAAAGCACGGATGGGATGTCTTCGAAGCAGGTGAGGTCTATAAAGGCGAAGCAGGTCTACTAGACGACATCAGAGACTTGCGTAGGTATCTTCTATTAGTAGAGGAATATATATTAACAAATACAGATACAGGTTCTGATGTAGAAGAAGCTGAAGATGTAAATTACTCTGTCGAAGAAGATAGAGAAGGAGACTATTAATATGGGATTTTGGTCAAAATTTGTAACATTTTTTACTCCGCCACCTGTTGTAAAAGTGGATGAAGTAAAGAAAGCTAAAGTTATTAAAGAAGCTGTAAAAGAAGCTACGGTAGAATTAGATAAGTTTGAAAAGCCTATTAAATCAGCACCTAAACGTGCTAGAACTAAAAAAGGTACATACATAGCTGATGATAAATCTACTCCAGACGTAAACGAAGCTTGGGTTGGTGGTAAAGCACCTAAAAAGAAAACATCTGTAGCTAAGAAAAAGATAGCTAAAGCAAAAGCAGGTAAAGTTAAAATCACTACCAATAATATAGGCGAGTAATGATTTTACAGCATACCTTGTTTGAACCTAAAAGTTCTTGGACTACCCCAGACGTGTTTCCTCAGTTTTCTGAGACAGAAACTATTGCGGTAGACTTAGAAACTTATGACCCTCATTTAACGACTTGCGGTCCAGGATGGGCTACAGGTCGTGGTCATGTCGTAGGCATAGGGATAGCAACAAACAACTGGCAAGGTTATTTTCCTATCCGTCACGAGGGTGGTGGTAATCTTGACGAAGGTATGGTATTGCGTTGGTTAACGAACACACTCAGCTCTACAAAAAGAGATGTTATATTTCATAACGCACTCTACGATGTGGGTTGGTTAAGAAGAGAAGGAATTATTGTAAAAGGTAGAATACTCGATACAATAGTTGCTGCTCCTCTTATCAATGAAAACAGATATTCTTATTCACTCGATAATCTTGGCAGTTTTTACTGCGATGAAAAGAAAGACGAGTCTTTATTACAAGACGCAGCTTTGGCTTACGGGGTCAATCCTAAGTCAGAGATGTATAAACTTCACGCTAAATATGTTGGACCTTATGGCGAACAAGACGCTGCTTTAACATTGAAGCTTTGGAATAAACTTAAAATAGAGATAGACGAGCAAGGGTTGCAAAAAATATTAGACATGGAGTCTAAACTAATCCCTCTACTATTAGAAATGCGATGGAGAGGAGTTAGGGTAGATGAAGAAAAGGCTGAACAGGTAAGTAAGAAACTTTCTACCGAAGAACAAAAGATACAGGTAGAAATAAAAAGGAAGTACGGCAGTGATGTAAATCTATGGGCTAATGCTTCTCTACAAAACATATTCGAAAAGAACAAGATATGGTTTCCGAGAACAGCAAAAGGCATGGCTAGTTTTCAAAAAGACTGGTTAGAAGGACATGAACATGAACTTCCTCAATTAATTGTTAGGGCTAGAAAGTTAAATAAAGCGAGAACTACCTTTATCGATAAGATGATTATGGAACACGCTTTTAACGGTAGAATACATGCAGAAGCTCATCCTATGCGTAACGACCGTGGTGGGACTGTCAGCGGCAGGTTTAGTTATAGTAATCCTAACCTACAACAAGTTCCTGCACGTGACCCTGAAATAGGTAATCTGATACGTTCGTTGTTTATTCCAGAAGAGGGTTGTCAGTGGGGTGTATTCGATTATTCTCAACAAGAACCAAGACTTACTGTTCACTATGCTAATCAGATGAACTTAAACGGTGCTGAAAAAGCAGTCTCTCAATATAGAGACGATAACGCAGACTTCCACCAAATAGTTGCAGACATGGCTAATATACCACGTAAACAAGCTAAGACGATTAATCTAGGATTAAGTTACGGAATGGGTAAAGAAAAACTGATTAACGAATTAGGTATCGATGATACAGAAGCAGAGAAACTGTTTCAACAGTATCATGCTAACGTTCCTTTTATTCGTGCTCTACAAGACCAATGTGCAAGAGTAGCGATGGAACGCGGATATATAAAAACATTTGCAGGTAGGCATTGTCGTTTCAATCTGTGGGAAAGCAGATACGAAAGGACTCTACCTTTGCCTCTAGACGAGGCTAAAGAAAAATACGGCGACGACCTCAAAAGGTCATACACTTATAAAGCCCTTAACAGACTAATACAAGGCTCAGCTGCTGACATGACTAAGTTAGCAATGATAGGTCTTTGGGAGGAAGGAATAGTTCCTCACCTACAGGTTCACGATGAAGTTGATATTTCAGTAGAGAACACAGAACAAGCGAACACGATAACAAGAATAATGGAGAATTGTGTTGAACTTGCTGTTCCCCTACTAGTAGACCAGGAATTAGGTATGTCATGGGGCGAAACAAAGGAAATAAAAAGATGAAAGGTATCTCTCAACAAAAAGCAAAAGAAAACTCCATTAGATACAGAGATATGTATGATGAATGGAATAACTCAAATATTACACTAGAACAATTAGGCAAAGCTAATAATCTTACAAAACAAAGAATGTGGCAAATTATTACACGTTGTAAGTTAGGTGATGGTGATTACTATTACGGTATTCATGTTGCACGTAACAAATGGTCAGAATTTAAACAACTCTACTCGGATGTCAATCAGACAAAAAGAGCTTTTGATGAGTGGCTAAAAGCACGCGAGATTAAATTAATTGAAAATAATCAAAAAGTTGCCCCTCATACGGGTTGGGATTGGTAATCGGTAAATTTTTAGGTTTTTCTAAAAAATCGGCTTTACCAGACTCCACAGGTTAAACGAACGGCTAGTAGTTAAGGGTTTTACTTCAGAACTATATAAAAGCCCTTAGAACGTCCCAGCTTAGCTTAGCTGGTGTTTAGGCTCTAAACGAGGTTTCTGAGGAGCTTTTTATTCTATTTACTAGTTTACTTTCGCTTTTTTCTCCTTTACCCTATTTATATGGCTAAAAAAGACAAAGTTACATACCTACGATGCAGTCTTCCAGGATGCGATAATCCTCTTGTAGGACAACAAAGAAAATTTTGTAGTAGAAAATGTACCGTGAAAAATAATTGTTTAGATAGAAAAGGCATTTATAAAGAACTTGACTCACTCGGTGGACCTAGAAGTTTATCAAAAGTTGAAAGCTCTATCAAAAAAGACGAAACTTTTGTAATGGGTGATGGTCGTTTTACTTTAGACGATATACCTATTGATAATGATATATGGGAAGCTGTAGAATTACGCGACGAACAACATAGGCTCGATTGTATTGAACATGAAAATAAAAGGGTCATAGCAGGATTCGAAGAATTTATAAAATCTTATAACGAACACCATGATGTTGCTTATGCAACGATGAAAGCTAGACAACTAAAAGAACAAAATGGCTAAAGAAAAGAATCTTTGGCTTCTACTTAGAACAAATCTACCACATATCCATCTACAGAGGATTGAAACAGGAATGACAGGAGCAGGTGTTCCTGATGTCAACGGTTGTGCAAAAGGTAAAGAGTTCTGGATAGAACTAAAAGAAATACATTCAGGTAATCAACTTACTCTACGACCCATGCAAATTTCCTGGTTGGCTAAACGTGCATCAAACGGTGGACAAGTTTTTGTAATGGCTAGAAAAAATGACGAAATCAAGCTCTACCATATTGACAGTCTTACAGGAATAAAAGACCTAGTAAAAGGTGGCTATAACTCTGACGCTCTACTAACGCTGACAATACCCTACGATTGGGACGCTCTTACTACTGCTTTACTTTCTTAACCTTGGTACGTATAATGACCCTAGTAGTAATTAAGCTACTGTCATTAACTTAGAAAGGAGAAATATATGGCACATCAAGTAGAAACAATGGCTTGGGCAGGTGACAAACCTTGGCACGGATTAGGTGTTGAAGTTGACGCTAACCTCACCCCATTGGAAATGCAAAAAGCTGCACAGTTAGACTGGACAGTTAGTAAGCGTCCTAGTTATACACTAGACGCCCCTGAATGGAGCGACGACGTTGGTCTTATCCAAGCGGAGAATACCTTCCACATCGTTCGTGATTCTGATAATAGAATATTATCTCATTGCGGTAGAGACTACGTCCCTATTCAAAACGAGGACGTGTTCAAGTTCTTTAAACGCTTTACGGAAGCAGGTCATATGACCATGGAAACCGCAGGTAGTTTAAAAGATGGCGGAGAAATATGGGGTTTAGCTAAAATCTCAGAAGACTTCGAACTGGCGGGAGACGACCTTATAAAAGGTTATCTTCTTATTAATCAACCGCATATAGTTGGTAGGTCGATGACCATAAAGCTAACGCCTATAAGAGTTGTATGTAATAACACTCTTACGATGGCATTACAGCATGGTGGAACGGCTTCATTCCGTATGCCACACGTAAAAGAGTTCGGCGACGACGTTATACAAGCTGCAGAAGAAGCATTAGGTTTATCTGCATCGGCTATGACTGAGTTTAGAAACAACTCTACTATCTTGTCTAAAGCGAAAGCTAAGCATTCAGATGTTCTTGATTATGTTAGTGAAATATACCAGCCAACGATGCTTGCTGAGTATAGGCTAGAAGAACAACTACGAGCCCAAGGCAAAGCCGTAGGTATACAAGAACCCTTGAAGGATAGGCTGAACAAGTTTCCTTCATTAGTAATGGAAGCTTTAGAAGAGAGTCCAGGTGCAAACCTGAAGTCTGCTAGAGGTACGTGGTGGGGTGCATTGAATGCTGTCACCTACGTAGAAGACCATTTACGTGAGTCGCAAACTGAAGGCAATGCTCTACATAGTGCATGGTTCGGTGCCGCAGCCAATCGTAAGAGCAAAGCTTTAGAACTTGCTATACAGAGGGCTGCTTAATGGAAAACCCTAAACAATACAAAATAGACGCTGATGTCTTAGGTATGGTTTGGGAAAGGTTATTCGAGTCAGGCAACGATGAACTGGCTCGATTAATCTCCGATACCATGATAGCCCAAGGTTGTCAGGAGTTGGTGGGTGTAGATGACCCATCATTAATATTAATGTTTTGGAAAAATTATCTAGAGGAAAATGACCTAGTTAGTTTTTCTGATGGTAAGCTACATTGACGCTTATCCTATACTGGTTTACTTTCGCGTTATTCGAAGGCATACTAGAAACTGGTTCTACCGCAAGGTAGAGTTTATTAACTAAAAGAAAGGAGAAAGATATGCAAACTGCAACATCTACGCCCTCTAAAAAGAGAGCACCAATAGCAACTACTGTGAAAGCAGCAGCTGCAAAGCCACTTAGCAAAGCTAAAGTGAATGCTGTTCCTAAACCTATGAAAAGTGGTAAAGGCTCAGCGAGAACGTTATACAAGTACACTGGTAAAGCACCAGAAGGCAAGACTCCGCAAATGAATGCGTTGATTGCTACTTGTGTTGAGTGTAAGAAAACTGAGCTTGATATAGCTAGTTTCACTGCACAAGACTTAGTCGCGTTAGCTGTGAAAAAAGGTACTTTGACTACAGGTCAAGACCCGCTTAGAATCTTCAGGTTTTATGCAAAAAGACTTGTTGACGAAGGCTACTTCGCGAAAGCGTAATCTACTAGGTGCATAGGGAAACTTGTGCACCTTATTTTTAGGAGAAAACTATGCAAATAGAAATACAGAAAAAAGACGGCACGACTTTTACAACAAACGTGACTACCCTAGCTAAAGCGATATATCCGCACGTGACAGCCGATACATCGTTTCACTATTCATTAGAAACAGACTTTATAAACGGCGTTTATGATGCTATCGAGCAGATGATGGGGGACAACGATGAGTAAAAATAAAGTATGGGAAATAACAGTAAGCACAACTGTTCAGATAGATTCTGAAGATGATTATTGTGAAAACCAAGAACATGCTGAAGTTATTATGTGGGATAGATGGAATGTTTATAAACACAATTTAGAAATAACTAAGGTAAAAACATGGGAGTATGAAAGTGAATGACCGAGATAAAATAATTCTCGCTTTTGCGTGGTTTCTTTTAGTAGTTTACTTTGCCCTTTATGGTATATAAACTATAGGTATAACTATTAAAGAAAGGAGAAATGTTATGAATTATACAAAAATTGAAGACGGCATGTATCGAGGCTCTGATGGTAATCTATACCACGACGAGCGAGTCTTGAGGTATAGAGTTTTATACCAAAATGTTGATACACCACATAGCGAGAACTGGATGTTACACACATCTCATAGCAAGTTTGAGTCTGCACAAGCCGAAGTCGAAAAACAAAACGAAAAGTGGAAAGGCTGGAACGTATATAAATTACGTGATGCAGGCGAAGCTACTAATATTAAGAGGTTGATGTACTGATGAAAATTAAAGAACTAATGGCGGAAACATCAAGACTAGTTGATTTTTTCAATACTTTAACAGATAAAGATATCGAAATGATTACCTTTATTGATGCTGCGGTAGACGAGGGTAAACGCCCCAATTTAGCGGAGTTCGAAGAAGAGTTTTCTCACGATAACAGACCTCGTAACGAACTATTGTCCGATATATCTAGAAAATATTTAGATTATTGGCATAAATACAAACCTGAGACAGCAGGATTAATTAAACCTACATTATCTTGGTACGACCCTCATCACGAGGGTTATCACGAAATTGGCTCTAACAAGGGGCTCCATTAATCGTGTATTATAAGACTGGTTTATAATCGTATGCTGTATTATATAATTTACTTATGTTAAAACTATACAAGAACGATTTTACGAGTCCCGATAAAGGTTTTTATAGTTTATCTTTATCAGGCACAAGTGTGGTGCTGACAAAATTCACGAGGTCAGTTAAATGAGACTTGTTAAATACTACAACCACACTGAGTCAGCCATCGGGTGCGAGAGAGTTATCCCGAGAAGTGACGTTAAACTACTAGACTCTCACGTGTGGCTACAAATGAGCTCTGTAAATCCTGACTGCGTTCGCGTAGAGGTCGGTCTGAGATAAAATGCGAATAAGTGCTAGAAACCATCACGCAATAGCCACACACCTATTTCATAAGAAAGGAGAAATATATGAAAAACCTAGAAGAAAACTTAGTTAAGATAGTTGATTCTATTGAAACTATTATCCAAACACAGCGTAGTGTTCAGGAGTTTATGCACGGTCAGATGGAAGCTAATGAGTTTCTAGCTAAACGTATAAAAGAACTAGAAGGCAGAGTCGCTATTGCTGAAAACGAGAAAAACGTGATGAATGCTGTTTCTGGCATTATACCAACTCAGGAGGTGTTCAATGCTGAGCCTAAACGAGATTAAGAAACAAACTCTACCGCATATCAGCAGTTTAACGCGTTGGCTACAGCTGACTGATGAAGACATACTTGCGGCATACGACTGGGTTGTCGAAGTTATGTATGACTATCACCGAGTTTACGAGCCCTATCAATCTATCAAACGTAGCGACGTAGAATACTTTTTTGAACTATGGTGCGACGATTATTTCGAAGACCCTGCACCTGCAGAGCCTCACGATGAGTGGGGTGCACCCTTACAGGAGGTAAACTAATGATTGAAGAACTACTAGACAAATACCACGTAGATGATTTTGATAAATTATTAATTGAGATAATTAATCACATGATAGAAGTTAAAAAAGATAGGGAGATGGAAGATGGCGAATAAATATTACTACGGCAACGGTTTCAACAGCGAAAACTCTATTGCGATTATATGGTCAATAGAAGATGTCAAAGACCAACTAGATGAATGGTTTCCGCAACTAAAATATACAGAAGATGATTGTATGGAAGTTTTATATAGTATGCAAGATAACCATGATGCTAATTATGGGATAAGTTGGGAAACTATACACGCTCAGATAGAGAACCATTGGTACGATGAACTTAAAAAATTAAAGGAGGAAAATGATGGGTGATATAGATAGAAATAAAATACCACCGCATTTACGTCATTTATCAGAATGGCGATTACAAGCATTACTTTATTTATTTAGGGGAACTTTATGAAAAAAGAATTTAAAGAGATAGGTTTGATGTTAGAGGGTTTAGACGCCGATTTACGCAAACTAGGAGGTTGGATATGTCGTCTATTTACAAAGTGACCATAGTATTAGAATTTGATACGTTTCCAACAGGAGATGAAATAAAACAAAAAGTTGAAAAACATAACTATATGGCTGAAATAAAAGAAGTCAAAGGAGAAAAAACATGGCAACAGAAAAAACTATCTGGTATCAACAAAACCATATAAGTCACGGACGAGCAACGTCTAAACTACCATTTAGACGAGGTGCTGGAGGACGTTGGGGTTCTATCAGCAGGGTTGAGGAATGGGCAGAACAACGCGGACTTATAGATGAGAACGGTCCTCTACCATTACCTGATAAACAAATGATAAAATTTTTAGAAGAAGTAGGCGAAACTGCTAGAGCTCTACTTTACGACGATATGGATGAACTCCGCGATGGTATTGGGGACTGCGTAGTATGTTTGATAGTATTAGCAGCACAATGTAATATGACTCTAGAAGAGTGTATGGACGCCGCATGGGACGAAATAAAAGACCGTAGTGGTAAACTCGAAAATGGCTTGTTCAAAAAGGATGGCGACTTCGATAGCTAGGGTACATTGGCGTTGCTCTTTTATATAATATAAAGGTACGTTAATCAAACTATTAGAAAGGAGAAATATATGAGTAAACCTACACTTCAAAAAGTATACGAAAAAATGCAAATGATTAAGAAATACCCTGACGGGTTGGTCTTAGCGACTGCTTACGATAACGGCAGTCCCGCATTAATTTTAGGTCTGACAACAGGTGATGCTGTCGAGGGTGATACCTTTACACCACTAGCTATTATGCTCGACCAAAATAGAATCGATACGTTAAAGCCCGACTGGAGCACTTTTGACAATATTCAGCATATTATAAAAAATGCTGAAAAACTCGATAACAGAGAAGAACCTGACGAGTTCGACTATCAACATCTCACTATAGATAAGTATTTTGAAAATGCTAACTTCTAAGTGTAATTTATGTTACGAACCAATACCTGAGGGCAGATTGTCCTTAGGTTATGTGACTTGTTTGGTATGTGGAGAAGCCGCAGCCAACAAGTTAGCGGAGATTCGCAAAAAGCAAAGTGCACCTGCTTACAATAAAGGTGCGTATCAATATATAACTATTAATGATACTAAGACTATTGGGCGGTAAGTATGCTGGTATATAGTCAGCTTGTTCTTAGCTATAATATACTTAGTAATAAATAAGAAAGGAGAAATTTATGAATAATGTGACGAAATTAGATGACCGCAAGTGTTGTATTTGCGACGGTCATATCGAGCCGCTGAGAAATGACAGCGGTGAGGTTGTGTGGGAAGGTGGCAACAATGCTTTACCAGTGCAAGATGGTAGGTGTTGTGATAATTGTAATATGATGGTTGTGATACCCGCACGTATCGCAACGATGGAGGGGTAATATGGCTAGAGAACAACTAACTAATGACCGCGAATATTATTTCGAAATACTGGACACTATGCAAGAACTAGGTAGTGTGAATATGTATGGAGCACCCGCAGAACTTACAAAACATTTTGATGTTCCGAGACGCGAGGCTATGTCTATTGTGACCGACTGGATGAAGTCGAAGGTGGTGAATGATGGGTCTTGATTGTTATATAGTACACGCGAACGACCGTGATAAATCATTTACTCACGAAGATGACGAACGTTTGAAAGATATCAACTTGTGTGGAGGTATGTTGAGCGGTGGTGGTAGCGACGGCTCTTTTAGGGGCAAGGTCTACGAACCTTTGATAGATGAACTTATGCAACACGACGGAGGTATTTGGCATAAACAAGAAGAAGATGACTACGTTGTGCTGACCGATGAACTAAAAGAACAGGCTCATGCTCTAGGTGATTTGATGACTGATTTGTTATTAGATGCCGAGGGTGATGGGACAGTGCTTAACGATGATGATGTAGTTTATAAAACGACTACGTCATATTACGAAAACGAGTATACATGGAAGGAGATATGTGACCTCGAAAGGCTGCTCCGTGTTGCTTCAGAGCGTCGTGCCGTTATGCAAACATGGTGGTGATTTATGAGTGAAGAACTGCTACGATTAAATAAACTATACGACTCGGTCTACGAGAAGTTTGAAACTAAAATAGATAAGCTCAAAGCTAAACGAGATTATGAACTTAGTTATATTTATGACGCAATCAATAAAGAAAAACAAATAAAGAATTCTTCTCCATAAATGCTCCTTATAAATGAAGGGTTCTTTGACCTCGCTTCGTGCGGGGTTTTTTATTGCCCTATTATTCTATGTGTATTGTTATTCTGTAAAATAAAAAAGTTTTTGAAAAAAGTTCTCTACATTGGCTAATATCACTAATATACTAATAGAATCAAGCTACAAGGCTCTTGGTTAGAGGATTGTTAGTAATAGCAAAAGTAATAGATTTCTATTAGTCTATTACAAATGAGTGGTAAGATACCTAGAGGGCATGAGAAAAAGTTTATAATATGATAAATATATAATATTATTGTAATATCATTTGCTAAGTCTAGGAGACACAATGAAACAACTAACATATACATCATTAGTTCCGACAGAAGATGGTAAAGCCTATGTTGATGACAAGGGTAAGATATGGCAACCGCTCAACTCAAAACAAAAACTATTTTGTAAAGAGTATTTGAAAGGTCAAACAGCTACAGAAGCAGCGATTAAAGCAGGGTATACAAAGGACAGGAAGGGTGCTAAGACACAGGGAAGTGTTCTACTAAATCATAACCCAGTTGTACGAAACTACCTCATCGACTTGGAAATCGCAGCCTCAGAGAGGGACGCAGTTTCTCTAGAGAATCATTTGTCAACTCTACACGACCTACGAGAAGAGGCAAAAGACCAAGGTCAGATATCCGCAGCCATCACAGCCGAGGTTCATCGAGGGAAGGCAGGCGGACTCTACATTGATAGACGCGAGATACTAACCGCGAAAATCGATATGATGTCCAAGGACGACATACTCACTCGACTTGAACAGCTAATCAACAAGCGAGCAAGCGAGTCTAACGTGATTGAGGGAGAGTTTTCCGCTAAAGATTGATTGAGCCCAATCACTCTACTCTACTCTATCACTCACTCTACTCTACTCTACACCTTCACTACATTCCCCTACCCATGTACTGTTCTCTTCTTCAGTTCGTCTCTTCGTCTCTTCGTCCAATGTTCGTTGTCCGTTGTTATCTGTCCATTATTAGTGCATAAAATAAAAGTAAATTAGTTTCTCTAAATGGTTGTATTCTTAAAGTAAAGTAGTATAATGATATGTAAGTTCAGCAATTAAGCTGGGCGGTTTTTCAAGAAAGGAGAAATACTATGAAAAACAAAACTATAGAAAAGAAAGCAACTAATAACTTCACTTCATTTAAAGTGCAAGGTAATGGCAGAAGATTTGACAAGACTTCTACTATCACTTTGAACAAAGTTGATGGTGCTAATACATTACCTCATCAAGCACAGTGCATCATATCCGCACTTGCTACTGCTGATAATAACAGCTTAACTGTTGAGGACTTAATAGGGACTGACGCATCTGGTCTTAACTCTGCATTAGACAAGGTTGCTGAGTTTAACACAGTCCAGACTCCAGCAAAGATATGGCAGTTCTACAAGAACAGGCTAATCAAGTCTGAGTTCATCACAGTCGAGTAATCTCGACTGACCTCTGAGCCCGCTGATTCCAGTGGGCTTTTCTTTGCTTGTAAGTCTCTCTTGCTCCGCTGTTCGCGGACTCTACTCCACTCCCTTATTCTCGAAATCAGACCCCCATTCCCCCCTTTTTCGCGTGCTCGCGGGTCCCACCCGCCCGCCCCTGGACTTGCATCCGCTTTTGCATGTAGTTTTCAAATAAGTCCCTAGTCAAAAAAATTTTGCGAAAAAAATTTTTACGATTATACTTTTGTGATGGGATATAAAATAAGCATGGTTCTCGGAGTCCTATTGGTAGCTTCTTTGGCAGGTTCGAAATACCTGTTCGACCAATTATCTCAGTCTAAAGCCAATCAAATGCTTTTAGAAGGTAAAATAACCGAGCAAAATGATTCAATTAAACAATACCTAGCTAAACAAGAACAACTATCCGCGGACCTCGGTAAGTTGGAAACTCAAAAACAAGACGCTCTCCGTGAGGTCAATAAATTAAGACAAACATTTGCTAAGCACGATTTAGATAACCTTGCGTTAAACAAACCAGGATTAATAGAAAAGATTGTTAATAAAGGCAGTAAACAAGTCATGGATGACTTAGTAGACCTAACTTCGGTCCAGAAGGAAACCCCCTCAAATGAATAAGTCCTACCATTTAGTTCTACTAAGTTCATTCTTCTTTATAACTAGTTGTTCCCTATTGCCGACCAAACCTGTTGAAGTGAATACTATTGCCTTACCTGCTCCTATGTACCACCCACCGCTGCCCATGGAAATACAAGCCGTTGGTGTTGAATGGAAAGTTCTTACCCCAGAAATCATGGAAGAATATTTAAAGTTAGTACAAGAAGGTAAAGCTCCTGCGGTTGCGTATTATGCGTTAACTACGCCTCAATATGAAAACTTATCGATGAACATGGCTGAAATAACAAGATATACTAAAGATATCCTGTCTATAGTTGAATACTATAGGGAATATGATGAGAAAGAATAGACAATGGCACGGCGGCAAGGGAAGTAGACAAAGACCCACGGACCGCGAAAAGTTCAATGCTAACTTCGATAAAATATTCAAAGACCGCAAGGCTAAAGAAAAACAATCCGCGAACCAAGAACTCCACTCATAGTCTTTTCTCCTTTACTTTATTTTCAGCGTTTGCTTTGTAAATAGATAGTAGTTCGCATATACTTAGCTTATGGCTGAACCTACAGGCACAATAGAACCTATAAATCCATTTAACCAATCATTCATGGATAGGATTTATAACTATATAAATCAGCCCTTAAACACCGAAGACCCTCTTCAAAACCTTGTATCTGGAGCAGCCGAGTTTATTCCAGGAATATCTACTGAACTAGCTAAACGTAGAGGAGATAAATTTGGAGAAGCCTTATCTTATTTAGACTATCTGGGAGCAGGGGGTGCAAAACTAGCTTTAAGTCCTTTTTTAATAGCTAGACGAAAAGAAATACAACAAACTCTTAAGACTTTTGACGAAGACCCAATATTAAAAGGTAATGAAACTGTTAGAGATTCTCTTAAGAAAGAACTAGACCAAATCAATAAAACAGAAGCAGAAGAATTAAGAATAAAACAACAGTATGATGAGTTTGTAAAAGACCCTACAAAGTTTGGTAAAAAACAACCTACAAAAGAAATAGCAGATTCCACAAAGAAAACAGGCAGAAACGAACCTGTTCCTAAAGATATGCTGCGAGATATGCAAGCCGATTACATAAAATCAAGAAAAGGTCCAACAGAAATACCCCCTGTTTTATACGACCGAAGAAGTCTCGATGACGAAGCTTTAGATTTTGATAAAGCTATTTTACGCGGAGACTATAAAAGAACACCAAACAACCCAGACTTGTTAGAATTAACAAATAAAAACATGGTAACTAATTCTCGAAATGTTACAGGGTATGGTAAATACCTTGATAACCCCAATAAACTAAAAGAGTTAAAACTAGCAACAGGTCCTGATTTACGGTATAGCACACAACAAGACCCAACATTAATACAAGATGCATTCTCAGGACAATATCCCGAGTTAAACCGTTTATTTCACGGTAGTAGTGAACGAGGAATTAAAAGTTTAGAAATACCTAAACGATTATTCGATGACGCAGGAAAAGAAATAATCACAAAAAATTCTACAGGAGGTATTTACTCAGTAGTAGACCCTGCAGACCCCCGATTTAAACAGTTTGCTAAAGGCTACGTTAGTAAAGGAGGAACAGGGTCTGGTTACGTATTAGAGCCTAATTTTAAAAAACCATTAGACATGGGGGATATCCCAGATGATATGCTTAGTATTTTAAAAGATATGCAAATGTATAGAGCACGTCCTAGTAGAGGCGGACCTAAAAAATTAGATTTCGATATAGACTCTGTACTACAGGGAAATCGAATGTTGGGCGGCAGAGCCCCCTCAATAATAGATAAAGAATTCGCGGATATTTTTACTAAAGAAGGTTACGATGCTTTACGTTTTCCACCTAGAAGAAAAGGACCTGAAAGAAGTACACTAGTATCATTAGACCCACGTAATTTAAAAATAGTTGACGAGGTACCTTACGAAGAACTGGGCGACTATATAAGAGCATTATTAAATGACATCTAACGCAGATAAGCTAAAAGCTTTAAAAAACATAGACCTTGCATATTTGAATAAATCTGAAGCTAAAGAGTTTACAGTTTTATTAGAAGAATTAGAAAAACGTGAGTTCCAAGAAAAAGCTACAAGTACTTTTATGGATTTTGTAAAATCTATTTGGTCTGAATTTATTAACGGCGACCATCACGTAAAAATGGCGAAAGCTTTTGACGATATTGCTAGTGGTAAATTAAAACGTTTAATTATCAATATGCCGCCTAGACATACTAAATCTGAGTTTGCATCACATTTGTTTCCTGCTTACTTATTAGGTAAAAACCCTAAGTTAAAAATTATAGAAGCAACCCACACCGCTGACCTTGCAGTTAACTTTGGTAGAAAAGTTAGGGATTTAATTGACGGTGAGGAATACAAAGAACTATTTCCAGATACAGAGCTAAAAGCAGATAGCCGTTCTGCGGGTAAATGGCTTACAAATAAAGGCGGCGAATATTACGCGGCAGGTATTGGTGGTGCATTAGCAGGTAGAGGAGCGGATTTGTTTATTATTGACGACCCTCATTCTGAACAAGACGCTATGTCTGATAAAGCATTAGAGGAAGCTTACGAATGGTTTATGGCAGGTCCTCGTCAAAGATTACAGCCTGGAGGTGCAATCGTTATAGTTATGACCCGTTGGAATAAAAAAGATTTAACAGGTAGATTAACTAGGAAAATGGCACAAGATGAAGGTTCAGACCAATGGGAGATAATAGAGTTTCCTGCTATATTACCCAGTGGTAAACCTCTTTGGAAAGAATTTTGGGAACTAAAAGAACTTGAAAGTATAAAAGCTTCTGTTAGTCCGTCTAAGTGGGCGGCACAGTATATGCAAAGACCTACAGGTGAAGGTATTTCGATTATTCCTAAAGACTGGTTTAATGTTTGGGACGAAAATCAGCCGCCTAAATGCGATTATATTATACAAAGTTATGACACAGCTTTTTTAAAATCAGAAAGAGCCGACTTTACCGCTATAACTACATGGGGAGTTTGGTACCCTGAAGGAAAAATAGGTGAAGAACATTATCCTGGAAACGAAGCACATTTAATTTTAATAGACTGTATTAAAGAAAGATTTGATTTTCCTGAATTAAAAGCAGAAGCGTTACGTTTGTATGATTATTGGGACCCCGACACAGTAATTATTGAAGCAAAAGCTAGTGGTATTCCATTAGTACAAGAACTGCGTAGGGTAGGTATTCCTGTAAACACTTTTAGTCCTGGAAAAGGACAAGATAAAATTGCAAGGTTAAATTCAGTGTCTCCTATTTTCCAAGACGGGCGTGTTTGGGTGCCTGATAATAGATTCGGCGAAGAACTTATGGAAGAAGTTTCTGACTTTCCTGGTGGAGAAAATGATGACCTTGTTGATGCTACAACATTAGCACTAGCAAGGTTTAGAGAAGGCGGATTTTTACAATTAAGTAGTGATTATTTTGAGGAAGAAAGTTATTATGAAGGCGAAAGGGTTTATTATTAATCAAAATCATACTATGATTTATCAACATGGCTATTGAAAAACAAGCAATCTCCGCAGTACCTGATAATTCTGAAGCAATAGAGCTTGAGATTATGGCACAGCCCGAAGAAGAAACTGAACTTTTTGTACAACCAGACGGTTCAATAATTCGAGGCAGCGACATGCCTGAAGAAACTGTTTCAAAGTTCGGAGAAAACTTAGCGGATAGCTTAGATGAACGAGAACTAAACACGATAGCAACTGAATTAGTTAGTTCTTACGAAGATGATTTAGATTCTAGAAATGATTGGTTTCAAACATACACAGAAGGACTAGATTTATTAGGAATAAATTCTACTTCCAGGTCACAACCTTTTGTCGGGGCTTCGGGAGTTCATCACCCAATACTTGCAGAAGCTGTAACTCAGTTTCAAGCACAAGCATATAAAGAAATGTTGCCTGCGGGCGGACCTGTTGATACAGAAATTTTAGGAATGACCGATAACGCTAAGATGGAAAAAGCAAATCGTGTTAAAAATTTCATGAATTACCAAATAACCTACAAAATGGAAGAATACGACCCAGAAATGGACCAACTTTTATTTTATTTACCTTTATCTGGTTCAGCATTTAAAAAAGTTTACTATGACCCTGCTGTTGGACGGGCTGTCGCACGGTTTGTTAAGTCAGAAGATTTAGTTGTTCCGTATTATGCAGTGGATTTACTAACTTCTCCTAGAATTACACACGTAATTCATATGAATGAAAACGAATTACGTAAATTACAGCTATCTGGTTTCTACAAAGACATGGATATGGCGTCTCCAGGAAGTTCAGCCGAAACAACAGAGGTTGATGACAAAATAGAGGAGCTTCAAGGACTAAGTAGAACAGTTAGTGACGAAGAATACACACTTTTAGAGATGCATGTTGACTTAGATTTAGACGGATATCAGGATTTAGACGAAGATGGAGAAGAAACAGGCTTAGCACTGCCCTATATCGTTACTATTTGCAAAGATAACAACAAAATTCTTTCAATTAGACCAAATTACAACGAAAAAGACCCAATGCGTAAGAAAATTGAACATTTTACGCATTATAAGTTCCTTCCAGGACTAGGTTTTTACGGTTTTGGCTTAATTCACATGATGGGCGGTCTAACTAAGTCAGTTACAGCGATTTTACGACAATTAATAGACGCAGGTACGCTTTCTAACCTTCCAGCAGGATTTAAATCACGTGGATTAAATATTCAACGTCATGATGACCCATTACAACCAGGAGAATGGAGAGATGTCGATGCTCCAGGAGGAAGATTACAAGATGCCTTTCTTCCTTTACCCTATAAAGAGCCAAGCGGTACTTTAGCTACGTTATTGGGAGCATTAGTAGATTCTGGTAAAAGATTTGCCGCTACAGTAGAAAATCCAACAGGTGATGGTAACTCTGAAGCACCTGTAGGAACAACAGTAGCGTTAATGGAAAAAGGACAAAGAGTTATGTCTGCAATCCATAAAAGATTACATTATGCACAAAGATGTGAATTTAAAATTCTAAAAAGAGTATTTGGTGAGTTTTTACCCCCCGAATACCCGTATCAAGTACAAGGTGCGTCTGAAAACGTTTTCAAACAAGATTTCGACAGCTCAGTAGATGTTATACCTGTTAGCGACCCTAATATTTTTAGTATGACGCAAAGAATAACATTAGCCCAAGCACAACTTCAAATGGCACAAGCGGCACCTGAATTACACGATTTAAGAGAATCTTATAGAAAAATGTACATAGCGTTAAATATTAAAGATATTGATGCGTTATTACCGCCAGAGGAAGAAGTACCGCCGAGAGACCCGATAAGCGACCAACAAGCAGCTATGACAGGGAATCCTATAAAAGCGTACCCTTTCCAAAACCACGAGGCGTATATTGGAGCCCATAGTGCATTTATGCAAAATCCTATGGTTCAGCAAAACCCTATCGCTACGCAAGCAATAGGTGCAAATATACAAGAACACCAGTCTATGTTATATAGACAACAAATAGAACAAGCAATGGGTCAACCACTACCTCCGTTAGACCAACCTATGCCGCCTGAAATGATGAACGAAATAGCTATGATGGCAGCACAAGCAACACAACAAGTTACAGGTCAAGCACAAGCGATGGCACAAGCACAAGCGGCAGCACAACAAAATCCTCAAATGGAAATGTTCCAGCAGCAGTTGCAATTAGAAAAAGAACAGTTAATGCAGAAATCAGAAGATGATGCAAGAGATGCACAACTTGCGGCTATGAAAGCAGAACTAGACGCACAGATTAAACGTGAAAAAATAGAAGCTGATTTAAAAGTACAAGATACTAAATCTGCTATAGAATTGCAAGAATTAGAGCTAAAAGCAAAAGCTGATGCTGATAAGAACTATAACGAACTGGTAAAAACAGTTAGAGATAGTAGACAATAAAAACGGAGAATAATATGCATAAAAATAGAGATTACCCGTCGCCTTCTAAAAAGGTGAACAGGTCTGCTCCTAGTGAGCCTAAAATGGTAGACAACACTAAAACACAAACAGTTGCTGCTGGTGAAGTAAATACAGACGCAAAAGGCAACGTTGTTGGTAAAGAGTCTAAAGTAAAGGCTGCTTACGGACAAACTAAAGGACTTCTTTGGTATAACTACATTAAATAAATGGATTATATCTTAGCTACGGAGCATTTGCTCCGTAAATATCGTGAGAGAAAAGAAGCTCTTACGCAGACATTAGCTTCTGGAAGTATTGAAGACTTTAATCAATACCAAAGGATAGTTGGTGAAATAGCAGGTTTGAATTTCGCCGAACAGGAGATTCAAACTTTACATTCTAATATGGAGGATGCAAATGACTAATAAAGTCGAAACAAAAACTGTTCCAAATAGAGTATTAAGAGAATTCGGAAGTGATAAGGCTCCTGTTGCAGAAGCACCAGATGAAGTTATTACTCCTGAAAACTTAGAAGCTCATGCGGAATCGCTACCACGTCCAACGGGGTATCGTATTTTAATATTACCTTTTACACAATCAACAGTGACTAAAGGCGGCATACATTTAGCTAAATCAACGGTAGACAAGGAAAGACTTGCGACTGTTGTAGGTTATGTTGTTGCCATGGGAGCTGATGCTTATAGTGACTTACATAAGTTTCCTGAAGGACCTTGGTGTAAAGAAGGTGATTGGGTAATCTTCGGTAGATACGCAGGTGCTCGTTTTCAAATAGAAGGTGGCGACATGCGTCTTTTAAATGATGACGAAATCTTAGCTACTATAGATGACCCAGAAGCAATTTTATCATAACAATCTTGAGGAGGACTCATGCAAAACGAAGCAGAAAAAATAGAATTAGAACTTCCCGAAGGGGAAATTGACGTAAGAGCGGCAGATGTTGACGATTCGATTAAAGACGAAGTAGTCGAAGAAACCGCAGTAGAAGAAGCTCAACCAAAAGACGAGCTAGACCAAATTAGCGACTCAGTACAAAAACGTATTGATAAGTTAACGTATAAAATGCGGGAAGCGGAAAGACAGCGAGATGAAGCTGTTAATTATGCTCAAAGCGTTAATCAAACAGCTACTACCCTAAAAGAAAAGTTAAAGAACTCTGATTCTTCGCTTTTCAAAGAGTATGATAATAGGGTACAATCAGAAATTGAAAGAGCCAAAACCGCTTTAAGGGAGGCTCAGGATGCAGGAGATGGAGAAGCAGTTGCTAATGCAACTGAAAAACTTTCTAGAGTAAGTGCCGAAGCAGAAAATCTTAGAAGATTATCCGCACAGCAACAAATCAGAGAGAAAAACCAAGCTCAAGAAGTTCCTGTTGAAGAATATCAGCCTACACTACAACCTCAGGCTGCTGGACCAGACCCGAAAGCAGAGGAGTGGGCTAAACAGAACACATGGTTCGGAGATGACCAAGCAATGACGTTTGCAGCTTTTGGAATACATAAAGAATTAGTTGAGGGGGGAATAGACCCTACTTCTGATACGTATTACAGCGAAGTAGACAAACGTATGGCTGAAACTTTTCCACACAAATTTTCTAACGAGCAATCTGCCCCCGTGCAACAGGTTGCTGCTTCTAGCAGAGGTGCTAGCGGTAAAAAATCATCACGCAAAATAAAGCTGACACCAAGTCAAGTAGCAATAGCTAAAAGACTAAACGTGCCACTAGAAGAATATGCTAAGCATATCGAAGGAGTATAAAATGACCGAAGATAATAAAACAACAGAAGTCAGAACTGACCGTAACTCACGGTCTGCAGAGACACGAGCCTCTCAAACTCGCAGAACGCCTTGGAAACCCCCGTCAATGTTAGACGCACCTGAAGCCCCTCCTGGATATCAATTCAGGTGGATTCGTGAAGCTACTAGAGGACAAGATGATAAATCTAATATGTCTAAACGTATTAGAGAAGGATATGAACCTGTGAGAGCAGAAGATTATCCTGATTTCGAAGCCCCTACAATAGATAGCGGAAGCAATACAGGAGTAATTGGGGTCGGAGGTTTAATCCTCGCTAAAGTTCCAGTCGAAACCGCACATGAACGTACAGAGTATTTTCAAAACCAAGCAAAATCTGCTATGGACGGTGTAGACCATTCCTTTATGCGAGAAAGTGACGCTAGAATGCCTATAAAAGATAGTGATATCCAAAGGTCTTCTAAAGTCGCGTTTGGTAGCAAACCTACCAACAAAGGAGATTAATAATAACAATGTATATAAGCAAAGGAGATTATCATGGCTAATACAAATAAACCAGATGGTTTTACTCCAGCATATCATATGTACGGTGGTGTTATTCGTCCTGCTAAAATGAGAATCGCAAGTGCAACTAACGCATCAATCTTTTCAGGTGATGTTGTTAATTTATCTAGTGGTTATGTCATTCAAGGCACGGCGACAGGCACTCCTGTAGGCGTATTTTATGGAGTATTTTACACAGCTACTGACGGTACCCCAACTTTTTCAAAAGTTTGGACTGCCGACACGGCTACTCTAGGCGGAGACGATGCAGAAGCTCTCGTTTACAATGACCCAGGAATTGTTTACGAAGCTCAATTTACAGCAGGCACACCTGCAGTAAGTTTTATCGGCTCTAAATACACTCTTTCAACTACAGCTGGTTCAACAACCAACGGTAGGTCTAAAGAGGGTGTGACTGCAACAACATCAAGTGGTGTAGCGTTATGTGTTGGATTCGCTTCGCAACCAAGCAATGAAATAGGTGCTTATGCGAGAGGATTATTCACATTCCCTACTAACACATTTGCTGTATAATCTAAGGAGAATAAATAATGGCAATTAATAGAGCCCAACTAGTCAAAGAACTAGTACCAGGACTCCATGCTCTCTTTGGATTAGAGTATGAGAGATATAATAACGAACACGAAGACATCTTCGACACCGAAAGTTCTGAAAGAGCGTTCGAGGAAGAAGTAATGTTAAGTGGGTTTGGTGAAGCACCGACTAAGGGAGAAGGAGCAGCAGTCGTTTACGATACAGCTCAAGAATCTTGGACATCACGTTTCACACACGAAACTGTAGCATTAGCATTTGCGTTGACAGAAGAAGCTATCGAAGATAACCTCTACGATACTCTTTCTTCAAGATACACAAGAGCTTTAGCTAGGTCAATGCAAACAACTAAACAAGTGAAAGCAGCTAACGTATTAAACAATGCGTTTAGTTCTTCATATGTTGGTGGAGACGGGAAAGAGCTTTGTGCTACAGACCATCCTACTGTTGCTAATGTTGACTTAAGAAACGAACTAGCTACTGCGGCTGACTTAAATGAGACTTCTCTTGAACAAGCGTTGATTGACATCGCTGATTTCAAAGATGAAAGAAATCTTAAAGTTAATGCACAGGCGAAAAAATTAATTATTCCGCCTGCTTTACAATTCGTAGCAGATAGACTGATGGAAACTCCTGGAAGAGTTGGTACTTCAGATAACGATATTAATGCAATTAGAAATATGGGAATGGTCTCAGAAGGCTATGTTGTAAATCATTATCTAACAGATACTGATGCTTTCTTTATCAAAACTGACGTACCTAACGGGTTAAAACACTTTGTTAGAACTCCTGTATCAACTAGTATGGAAGGCGACTTCGAAACTGGTAATGTAAGATACAAAGCTAGAGAACGTTACAGCTTTGGTTGGAGTGACTGGAGAGGTATCTTCGGTTCACCTGGAGCATAGTTCACTTTCGTGAAAAAATTAAGGGAGCTTCGGCTCCCTTTCTTTTTTGATTTTAATGATGTATCATGACAAGAGTTCTAGGATTAATATAATAATCTATCGACTGACCTAGCAGACAAGCCAAGACGATAGAGTTTATTAAGGAGACTTAATATGGCAAAATCAACATTTTCAGGTCCTGTAAAATCATTAGCAGGATTCATCGCAGCAGGTAATGCTAACGTCGTTAGTTTAACTGCAGACACAAGTATCACAGTAGCAGACCATGCAGGTAAAGTTCTTGTATGTAATGACGCAGACGGTAAGTTTACTTTACCTTCAATCGTAGCAACTGCCCCAGGAAGTAACGACGACCCAAATCAAACAAATAACTTAGGTGCTACATTTACTTTTATAGTAGTTACAGCAGCAACAGATATGGACATCTTAACTGATGGAACTGATAAATTTGTGGGTGGGTTATATACTGGTGTTACTGATGCAACAGGTAAAACATTTATTTCAGGTGCATCTAACGATGTTATCACAATGAACGGGTCAACTAAAGGTGGATTAGCAGGTAGTATTGTTAAATGTACAGCAATGGCTACTGCTAAATATGCTGTAGAAGGTATTATTTTAGGTTCAGGAACTTTAGTTACTCCATTCGCTGACGCTTAATAGGAGCTTAATATGAGTTCATCCGATGTAAAAGCAACTAAGGCTTTAACAGCCACAGGGCAACTACAAGGGTTCATAGGCACTGGTGCAGGTACTGCAACCAACTTAGGTCCAATAAGAATTCAATCTGTACAGGCACAAGCAAGTGCAGCAGACGGTTCTATAAAAATCTACGATGGAACTAGTGCTAGCGGAACTAAGCTTTTAATAGAGTTTAAATTCGGTTCAGCGGCAAATGAATCTTTTGACCACTATCTACCTAATGATGGAGTTAAGTTCAATACAGGAGCCTATGTCGTATTAGCTAATTGCGACTTTTTTGTAGCATACTACAACTAATATGGCAACCTCAGGAACTCGTGCATTTAGTTTAGATGTAGCGACCGCAATCGAAGAAGCGTACGAACTTGCAGGATTAGAAGCTCGTACGTCCTATGACGCAGTAACTGCAAGACGTTCTTTAAACATTATGTTTGCGGATTGGTCAAACAGAGGTATTCAAATGTGGGAAGTTTCTAAAGCAGAACTTACCCTAACGCAAGGAACTAATGAGTACACCCTTAATAGCTTTGATATAGATATTTTAGACGCTTATATAGAAAGAACAGAAAATAATACTGTTACTGATTACACCCTATCCAGGGTAGACAGGAATGAATATATAAGTGTTCCTAATAAATCGACACAAGCAAGAGCAACAGAATATTGGTTAGAAAGGTTAAAAACTCCAGTTATTCATTTATACCCAACGCCCGAGAATTCAACCGACAAACTCGTTTACTATGTTTGGCGTAGAATCGAAGATAATACGGCACAGGTTAACGATGTAGATATACCCAGTAGGTTTATGCCGTGTGTAGTTTCAGGCTTAGCTTATTATATTTGTTTAAAAAAGAATGTTCAAAAACTTGCTATAATGAAAGAACAATACGAACAGGACTTAGCAAACGCTTTAAGGTATGACGAAGACCGTTCACCTTTAAGACTTGTCCCTAAACATGAGTATATCTAATGTCATACGCCTCAGGTAAATACGCTTATTTTATATGTGATACTTGCGGCTTTAGATATCCTTACAAATCTGCAAAAGGTAATTGGGAGAATTTCAGAACCTGTCATGAATGTTACGAGCCAAAACATCCTCAACTGGACCCGCCTAGTATTTCAGCAGACGCAGAAGTTCTTTGGAAACCTCGCCCTGACGTTTCTTTACCTAAAAGTCAATTAGGGGTTATAATCACTACAAACGCAGGGAGCGGTATGACTTTTAAAGCTGACCCTGTAGGAACAGCTTTTGATGGACTAGGAGCAACTAGTGGTTTAGGAAGCGTAACAGTGGGTATAGCATAATGGCAGGATTTACATATAGTGGATTAAAAACAGCGGTCCAGAATTATTTAGATAATACTGAAACTACCTTTGTAAACACCTTAGATACTTTTATACAGACAACAGAAGAACGTATTTTAAAATCTGTACAGCTTCCTGTTTTCCGTAAAAATGTCACAGGAACATTGACTCAAGACAATACTTATTTATCTACGCCGACGGATTTTTTATCACCATTTAGTTTAGCTTTGATAGACGGAAGTAATAACTATAGTTATTTATTATTAAAACACGTTTCTTTTATTAGAGATTACACACCGCAACAAGCCACAACTGGCGAACCTCTTTACTATGCTCAGTTTGATGAAGACACTTTTATAGTAGCCCCTACACCAAATACAAATTATTCTGTTGAACTTCACTATAACTACAGACCTAATTCATTAACTACTGTGGGAGACGACAATCAAACTTGGTTATCTGATAATGCTCCTAATGCTATGTTATACGGTTCTTTAGTAGAAGGTGCTGTTTTTATGAAAGCTGACCCAAATACAATATCATTGTACGAACAAAAATATCAAGAAGCTTTAGCTATGTTAAAATTATTAGGTGAGTATAAAGATGTTAGAGACGAAGCAAGAAACGACCAAATTAAAATAATGCCGCAAGGAACAACGAATGTTTAGTGTAGATGTAAAACCAACATTAGGAACTGTTAATGTTCAAACAACAGATAATAAAGGTTTAAGTCCTGAATATTGGACTGAAAGATTAGTAGAAAAACTTATTGGTATAAGTGATAACGCTGACCCTATGGTAAAAGCCCAAGCAGAAGCGTTTAAAGACACGATACAACAAGTTATTTTATTATATATAAAGCAAGCTATTGCAAGTGATAGAGCGACAGTAGCGGGTTTATTAGAAAAACAAGGTCATAAACAAATGGCTGATATCATAAGGAGAATATAATGGCAATAACGCAAGCAATGTGTACATCATTTAAAAAAGAATTAATGACTGCTACACATAATTTTACCGCAGCAAGTGACCAATTTAAGTTAGCACTTTATACAAGTAGTGCTTCTTTAGACGCGGCTACTACTGCATATACTTCGAGTAACGAAGTGAGTGGAACTGGATATACTGCTAAAGGTGCATTTTTAACAAGTGTTACCCCCACAACCTCGGGTACAACAGCTTTAACTGATTTTAATGATTTAACATTCAGTACTGCTACAATCACTGCAAGAGGTGCATTAATCTATAACGAAGCTGCAAGTGGAGACCCCTCAGTATGTGTATTAGATTTTGGTGGCGATAAAACGTCAACAGCGGGTGATTTTACAATTCAATTCCCAACAGCAGATGCTTCAAACGCTATTATAAGAATAGCTTAAATCACTTATGTCGAGTGTGACAGGTTGGGGTCGAGGTACTTGGAGCAGTGCTGCTTGGGGTACATCTTTACCTGTTGAACTAACAGGAGTTTCCGCTACAGGTTCTGTTACTAGTGTAACTACTGTAGCAGAAGCTAATATAACACTTACAGGTGTTGCAGGAACCGCAACTTTAGGTAATGAAACAGTAGCCGCTAATGCAGATGTAAGCGTTACTGGTTTCAGTCTTACTTCTTCATTAGGAAATGAAACGGTAATAGGCACAGCTGTTATTTTACCTACAGGTGTTTCATCAACAGGAACGTTAGGTGACGAAAGCGTAGTAGCAGAAGCTAATATTTCACCTACAGGTGTTTCATTAACAGGAACGTTAGGTGACGAAACAGTAACAGGTACCGCTAATATCTCACCTACAGGTATTGCTGGAACAGGTACTTTAGGTGATGAAAGTGTTGCAGCAGATGCTAATACCACAACAACAGGTAATGTAGGTACTTCTGCATTAGGTAATGCTATTACGGCAGGAGCAGCAGTAACGGGTGTTACCGCTGTAGCTTCAGTTACAAGTTTAGGTGAAGAAACCGTTACAGCAGGAGCAAATGTAGCTGTTACAGGTCCAGGACTTACTTCAACGTTAGGTACGGTTACACAAAGAACTTCTAATACAATAAGCGTAACAGGTTTAGCAGGAACTTCAGGAGTAGGTTCTGTAACCCTTATAGCTAAAGCGGTTGTGGCTCTTACAGGAGTAGAAGGACAGGGTAAAGTTAAAACTGTAAACATTTGGGGATTAGTAAACGATACTCAAACACCAAGTTATTCAGATGTTTCAACAACTCAAACACCCAACTATTCAACTATTTCAGATACTCAAACACCAAATTGGAAAGAAGTTGCTTAACAATTACATAAAAAATAAGGTATAATCAAAAACGGAGAACAAAAATGGCAAGTACATACGTAAATGACTTAAGACTTAACGAGATGGCTACTGGGGATGCTAGTGGTACATGGGGCGAAGTTACAAACACAAACTTAGAATTAATTGCTGAAGCTTTTAGTTATGGCACAGAAGCTATAACAACTAATGCTGACACACATACAACAACTATAGCAGACGGAGCAACCGACCCTGGAAGGTCAATGTACCTTAAATATACAGGTACTTTAGATTCAGCCTGTACTATTACCATCGGTCCTAACACCGTTAGTAAAATGTGGTTTATTGAAAACGCTACTAGCGGTTCTCAAAATATAGTAATTTCTCAAGGTAGTGGAGCTAATATCACTATTCCTGCAGGAGACGTAAAAGTAGTTTACTCAGACGGAGCAGGAAGTGGAGCAGCAGTCGTTGACGCTTTTGCTAGTCTTAATGTTGTAGATTTAAAAGTACAAGATGATTTAACCGTAACTGACGATATGACTGTTGGCGGTACTTTAGGTGTTACAGGAGTTTTAACAGCTACCTCACTAGACATCTCAGGCGATATAGACGTAGACGGAACTACTAACTTAGACGTAGTAGATATAGATGGAGCTGTAGATATGGCTTCTACTCTACAAGTAGATGGAGCTATTACAGGTTCAAGCACAATCAATGGCGTAGGTATTTCTTCTAATATTACAAACTTTTCTGAAAGTATATTAATTAGTAATGATGCTGGTACAGGTACTTTATCTAGTGCTAGTAGTAACACAGGTTTAGGTTTTGAAGTTTTTAATGTCTTAACAACAGGTGATAACAATACTGGTATTGGAAGAAAAGCATTAACCGACACAACAACTGGGAGTAGCAATACTGCTTTAGGACAAAATGCTTTAGCAGAAAATACTACAGCTAGTAACAACACAGCTGCAGGTAAAAGTGCATTACAAAATAACACTACTGGTGCTTCAAATTCTAGTGTTGGTGCTTCTTCTTTAACAACAAACTCCACAGGTTCTAATAACACCGCTGTAGGTTTTGAAAGTTTAAAAGCAAACACAACAGCAGACAACAACACAGGAATTGGTTATCACGCTTTACTAGCAAACACTACAGCAACACAAAATACAGCAGTCGGTGCAAGTGCTTTAGCAGCTAACACCACTGGTGCTAATAATACAGGAATTGGTACAAATACTTTATTTGATAACACTACTGGTGCAGAAAATACTGCTTTAGGTGTAGGTGCTTTAGCAAATAATACTACAGCGAGTAATAATACTGCTGTTGGTAGGGCAGCTTTAGTAGGAAACACTACAGGTAGTAACAATTCTGTAATAGGCTCTACAGCAGCAGATGCTTTAACAACAGGTAGTTATAATGTTGCTTTAGGCTTTGCAGCTTTGGGTTCAGATACGCAAGGAAGTTTATCAGTTGCTATTGGACCATCTGCATTGTTAAATCAAAACTTTACATCAGCTACTGATGCTTACAATGTAGCGGTTGGAACTAATGCAGGTCTATCAGTAACCACAGGTGTTCAAAATACCCTCATTGGTGGTCTAGCAGGTGATGCTATTACTACAGCAAGTAATAATTCAGTATTAGGTTGGTCAGCTTTAACAGCAAACACAACTGGTGCTCAAAATGTAGCAGTAGGTACAACAAGTTTATTCTCAAACACCACAGGTTCAACAAATACAGCTTTAGGCGATGCTGCTTTAAAAGAAAATACAACAGCCAGTAACAATACTGCTGTTGGTAAAGATGCTTTAAGGGCAAATACCACAGGTGCAGGTAATACATCAGTCGGTATGGATTCATTAAAAGCAAACACCACAGGTGCTGGGAATCAGGCTTTTGGTAAAGATGCTTTATTTGCAAACACTACAGGTAGTCTTAACTCAGCATATGGTGCTGGTGCATTACAGGCTAACACTACTGCTAGTAATAACACAGGTGTTGGTTACTTATCTTTAGGAGCAAACACTACAGGTGCTGAAAACGTAGCAGTAGGTGCAAATGCTTTAGATGCAAATACTACAGGAGGTGGAAATGTTGGTATTGGTGTTAATTCTTTAGGAGCTTTAACAACTGGTGCAGGTAACACAGCTATTGGTGATGATTCAGTAGCTAGTGGTGTTGTAACAGGTAACTATAATACTGCTTTAGGTAATTCAGCATTAGATGCACTTACTTCAGGTACATTGAATGTTGCTATAGGTAGATTATCATTAGCAGCGAATACTTCAGGTGTTAATAACGTGGCAGCTGGTGCTTCTTCTTTAGATGCTAATACAACAGGTAATGCAAATGTTGCTATTGGGCATTTCAGCTTAACATCAAACACAACTGCTAGTAACAATGTGGCTGTCGGTGGTGATTCAATGCAACAAAATACCACAGGTGCTAATAACGTAGCGGTTGGTACAGATGCACTTAAAGCAAACACTACAGGTGATTCTAATACAGCAGTTGGTGGTGCATCACTAGATGCTAACACTACAGGTGCTAATAATGTAGCAGTAGGTTATGCTTCTTTAGGGTCAAACACTACTGCTTCTAATAACACAGCAGTTGGAGTCGGTGCTATGGACTCTAACACCACAGGAACTAGTAATGTTGCTTTAGGTGCAAATGCCCTAGACGCTAACACCACAGCATCAAACAGTACAGCAGTTGGTTTTGATGCTTTAACAACAAACACTACAGGTGCTGCAAATACAGCTATAGGTAATGTAGCATTACAAGCAAACACAACAGGAAATTATAATTCTGCTCTTGGTTCAGGTGCTTTGCTTTCTAATACAACAGGAAGTAACAATGTAGCGGTTGGTCTGAACTCTTCAGTATTAAGCACTACAGGTAATTTTAATACTTCTGTGGGTGCTTTTTCTTTAGATTCAAACACAACTGGTTCATCTAATACTGCTGTAGGTGAAGGTAGTCTTGGTAATGCTACTACAGCTTCTAACAACACAGCAGTTGGTGCTAATGCTTTGGTAGCAAACACTACAGGTAGTTCAAGTGTAGCTGTTGGTAGTAATGCATTAGCAAGTCAAACAACTGCTTCTGGTAATACAGCTATTGGTGCAAATTCTGCTGACGCTATAACAACAGGAATACACAACACAGCTGTAGGTTCAGGTGCCGCAGGTAGTTGCACGACAGGAACTAATAACACAGCAGTTGGTTATATAGCTCATTTAACAAACACTACAGGTGCTAGTAATACAATTATTGGTCATAGTGCTGGAGCAGCCTTTACTACAGCTAACAACAACACAGCAATTGGTAAAGATTCTATGCAAGTAGGTACAACTGCTGGTGAAAATACTGCTGTTGGTTATAGGTCTATGAATGATATAACAACTGGTGGAGAAAATTCTGCTCTTGGTGATGAAGCAGGTGGAAGTATAACTACAGGTATTCAAAATGTTTTTGTAGGACAAAGAGCAGGTAATTATCTAACAGCAACTACTACTGGTAATTACAACACTTATCTTGGTATGGCAATTCAGGCTAGTCATCCAGCATCAGAAAATGAAATAGTAATTGGACGTATACAGGCAGGTAAAGGTAATCAAACTGCTATGATTGGTGGTACTAGTGGAGCTTATAACGGAGCCAACTCATCTACATGGTCAACAACTTCTGATAGAAGAATTAAAAAGAATATAGAAGATAACAATACTGGTCTTGATGCTATAAAAGATATTAAAGTTAGAAACTTTGAATATAGAACTGAAGATGAAATTACAGATTTTGAAAATCCAGCTTCAGCAGTTGTTCATAAAGAAGGCATACAACTAGGAGTTATAGCTCAAGAAATAGAAACAATTTTACCTGATATGGTTATTACACAATCAACAGGTGTAAAAGCTGTAAACCCTGATAACCTTACATGGTACTTGGTAAACGCAGTAAAAGAACTGTCTACAACAGTAGATGAATTAAAACAAGAGTTAAAAACTCTAAAAGGAGAATAATATGGCACAAACAGTAACAGAAGTCTTAACAGCAGGAACTGATAGCGTAACATTAATTGACGGTGTAAAAGCTGGAAGTTGGGACGTTACAGGATTGGAGCAATCTGAAATAAATAAAATGGTACAAAGAAACGTGGACCACTTAGAACTTATTTTAGAATATGCACCTGTTGATAGTGATGATGAAACTCCAGATGTAAAAGGAGCAGCAAGTAATTTAAAAACTACTCACGTTGCAGCTATTGCTACTGGTAAAAAGTACATAACTGATAATAGTTAATTTTAATAAACCATCACCTAAGGAGGTGCACAAATGCAAAAAGAAGAAAATAAAGCCGTCATTGGCGATAACGAAATTCTAGAAACAGAAATGACTGAGGAGCAAAAATATTTAGCTAATCAAATAACTGATTTAAGAAATAAAAAAGCTAAAATTCAGTTTGATTTAGACCAAATACAAGCAGCTCTAACTGTTTTTGAAAATACTTTTATAGCTTCAACAAAAGAAAAAGCTGATGAGGTTCTAGAAGAAAAAGAGGAGAAATAGATGGTAGATTTAATTATGTGGATTACTACAATAGTAACAGTTGCTTCAATAGTAGCTGCTTCAACGCCCACTCCCAAAGACGATGCTTGGATTGGTAAACTTTATAAGTTTATTGATTTACTAGCTTTAAATATTGGAAAAGCCAAAGATAAATAATGGCTACTGCTAAAGATGCTTTAAATGCTATAGAATCTCATGAAAGAGAATGTAAAGCATTATATAAAAGTATTGATAAAAGACTGGAAGACGGCTCAAAACGTTTTGATAAACTAGATAATATGATTTGGGCGGTCTATCCTTTTATTGTCGGTGTTGTATTTTTAGCTAAATTTGTATAGGAGGATTTAATGCCTCTTCAAAAACTTTTATTTAAACCAGGAATAAACAAAGAAGCTACTGATTACGCTAGTGAAGGTGGCTGGGTAAATTCTAATTTAGTTCGTTTTCGTAAAGGCTTACCCGAAAAAATAGGCGGGTGGGTTAAGGCTAGCACTGACACTTTTAAAGCTACAGGACGAGCACTTCATGCTTGGGTAGACCTACAAGGAACTAAATATTTAGGGTTAGGAACTACTTGGAAATACTATGTCGTAGACGGTTCATCTTTTAATGATGTAACGCCAATACGTTCTACAACGGCTGCAGGAGACGTAACATTTGCAGCAACTAACGGTTCTTCAACCATTACCGTAACCGATACAGGACACGGAGCCGTTGCGAATGATTTTGTTACTTTTAGTGGAGCAGCTACTTTAGGCGGTAATATAACAGCCGAAGTTTTAAATCAAGAATATCAAGTTGTTGCTGTAACAACAAATACATATACTATTGTAGCTAAAGATACTAGCGGAACAGAAGTTACCGCAAACGGTTCAGATACTGGAAACGGTGGTAGTAACACAGTAGGTACATATCAAATAAACGTGGGGCTTGATGTTTACGTTCCTTCTACAGGTTGGGGTTCTGATTATTGGGGAGCAGGAACTTGGGGAAGCGTTTCACCACTAGACGCCGCTAATCAGCTAAGACTTTGGTCACATGATAATTTTGGTGAAGACTTAGTTATAAATGCACGTGGAGCAGGTGTTTTTTATTGGGATGAAACTAATGGAGTAGAAACAAAAGCTGTTGCCTTATCTGCTTTACCAGGAGCTAATTTAACACCTACGTTAGCTTTACAAGTTATGGTATCAGACGTGGACAGGCACGTTATTTGTTTTGGGGCAGACCCTATAAACGACTCAGGTACAGCCAGAACAGGGGCTATAGACCCTATGTTTATAGCTTGGAGCGACCAAGAAAATATAGAACAATGGGAACCTTTATCTACTAATACAGCAGGTTCGTTTAGGCTTTCGGCAGGTTCTGCAATCGTTGGGGCGGTTAGAGCAAGACAAGAAACATTAATATGGACAGATACGTCTTTATATTCCATGACTTTTGTTGGTCAGCCTTTTACTTTTTCAATTAATCTAGTTAATGAAGGCGTAGGTCTTGTTGGACCTAATGCTATGGTAAATACTCCTAAAGGGGTGTTTTGGATGGATAAAAAAGGTTTTTATTCTTATGCAGGAGCCATACAAGAGCTTCCTTGTACTGTAGACGATTATGTATTTTCTGATTTAAATCAAACACAAAGTTATCAAATATTCGGTTTTGTTAATAAAGCATTTAACGAAGTTGGTTGGTTTTATTGTTCGGAGGATAGCAATGTTATCGATAAATATGTTACTTATAACTATGAAGAAAATCTTTGGATGATAGGAGAACTTTCTAGAACTTGTTGGATAGACGAAGGTATTTTTAGTGACCCTAAAGCAACTTATACAACTAATTACACAGGTTATTTGTTTAATCACGAAACGGGTAATGATAACGACGGCTCAGCAATGACTAATGTTTTTATAGAATCTGCTGATTTCGATTTAGGTGAAGGAGATATGTATCAGTCTATAAGCCGAATAATTCCTGATGTTAAATTTACAGGTTCTGCGAATACAGGAGCGGAAGGACAAACTTTAGATATTGTTTTAAAAAGAAGAAACTTTCCTGGTGAAGAACTCACTACAGCAGTTACCAGTGCATGTACTTCGGTAACTACTAAAATAGATACTCGTGTACGAGGAAGACAAGCCGTATTGAGAGTTCAATCTAATGATACAAATACTAACGACGTAGGGATGGGTTTTAGATTAGGAGCAACACGTATAGATATAAAACCTGACGGAATGAGGTAATGTCTAAGCTATTAGAAACGAAACTTCCTGTAGCTACAGGACCTCTCGACCCTGCAATATTTAATCGTTTAGTTAGAATATTAGAATTAAGTTTAAATAAAGTAAACGTAGGCTCTACTGTAAATATTAATGAGTCTCAAAGAAATATAAACCAGTTTAATACAGGAGATATTGTTTGGAATTTATCTACTAAACAACTTCAATTATGGACAGGAGAACAATGGTCAGATATTTATTCAGGAACAGAAAAAGGAGTTCAGGGAGTAGCCTCTCTGGGAAAAGTAAGTGTGTCAACGGGTGGAGACACAACAGTAAAAATATTGTAAAAGGTGAGACTATGAATTTAAAAAAGCTACAAGAAGAATTAACTTTCGATGAAGGGTGTATCGATAAAATATACTTAGACCATCTAGGGTACCCTACTTTTGGAATAGGTCATTTAATACTAGAAACAGACCCCGAACACGGACAAGACGTGGACACGCCTGTTTCTAAAGAAAGAATCGATGAATGTTTTGAAAAAGATATACAAAACGTTATAAACGATTTAAACAGAAACTTGGTTTGGTGGAAAGACTTACCTGAAGATTTACAAAGAGTCATGGCTAATATGTGTTTTAATTTAGGCATAACAAGATTATTGAAATTTAAAAATTTTTTAGCAGCTATGGAAAAAGAAGATTGGGATAAAGCAGCGGTTGAAATGTTAGACAGTCGTTGGGCTATACAAGTGGGTCCTAGAGCGATAAGATTGAAAGATAGAGTTTTAGGAGCCTAGTATGAAAGTTAAAGCACCAAAAGGATATCATTGGATGAAAAACGGCAAATCGTTTAAATTAATGAAACACACAGGTAAATTTGTAAAACATAAAGGTGCAAGTTTATCAGCAGATTTCGCAGTACAAAAAGTACATAAGAAAAAATAGGAGAATAAAATGCCCGCAAAAAAGAAAACACATAAAACTAAAGACGGCAGAACTGCTAAAAAAGGTCTTTATTACAATATAAATAAAAAACGTAAAGAAGGAAAAAAGATGCGTAAAAAAGGAGCCAAAGGTGCTCCTACAGCAGCTGCTTTTAAACGTTCTGCTAAAACAGCTAAGAAGCCTAAGAAGAAAAGTAAAAAGAAATAATGCCTAGGAAAAAGGAAAAATCTATAAGACGTACTACTGGTAAAGGCGGTAATTACCGTAAAACTAAATCAGGTGCAGGCATGACTAAAAAAGGTATTGCAGCATATAAAAGAAAAAACCCAGGGTCTAAACTTAAAGGGGCTGTCACAGGTAAAGTTAAAAAAGGAAGTAAAGCAGCAAAAAGGAGAAAGTCTTACTGTGCTAGAAGTGCAGGACAAATGAAAAAGTTTCCTAAAGCGGCTAAAAATCCTAATTCAAGATTACGTCAAGCACGTAAAAGGTGGAAATGTTAAATGGCTAAAAAAGCACCAGATGCATTTGTATATAATGCTACACTAGAAAGAATAGTGGACGGAGACACTTTCGATTGCTGTCTTGATTTAGGTTTTGATGTAAAACTACATAAACAAAGAGTACGTTTAAGTGGTATCGATACTCCTGAGTCTAGGACTAGAGATTTAGCAGAAAAGAAACTAGGACTTGCTGCTAAAGAAAGATTAAAAGAACTTTGTGCGGGTAAGTTAAAAGTAAAATCTCTAGGTAAAGGCAAGTATGGGAGAATATTAGGCATACCATACACAGAAGACGGTAAAGATATTTGTGAGATTTTAATTAAAGAAGGACATGCAGTTGAGTATCACGGAGGTACTAAAGTTAAAATCTGGGGAGATTATTAATGGAGTCTGCTGTTACCTTAATACAAGAAGTTGGTTTTCCAATAGCAGCAGCAGGTGCACTTGGTTGGTTTATTTATAAACTTATAATGCGTATTGTAGACGGTATGGAAAGTAAGTTAGATGTAGTCGATGAAAAAGTTGCTGGTCAAATAACTCAGTTAGAGGAAAGATTGGGCGGTAAACTTGATTCACAACATGGTATTTTGGTAGCCTTGATAGATAGAATCAGAAGCCTCGATAATGAAATCATAAGACAAGATACTATGATTAAAACGATATTAGGAGTTCCTCACCTAATAAATCAAGATAAAATAGCTAAAGCGGACAGAGAAGACCAAAGAAAAGATTAATGAAAAAAGTATATATAACAGAATTTAAAGTAGGTGATAAAATATATGAAGGTCCTTTTATATACGCTAACAGTTTTGAAGAAGCTGACCTAGAAGCCGAAGCCTATGGGGTAGTTATCGTTGGAGAAGCTAAAATAGTTATAGGAATAGATGAAACTGAAGAACGAGAAAGAGTTTTACATTAGGAGACGTAAATGACACCTGAAGAAGAAAAAGACAAAATAATCTGGGCTATTATGTTCATAGGGGCGGTTTTAATTATAGGTATTTTTGTACAAAACATTAAAGCAGACCAAATAGTTCATAAGTTTAAATCACCTAGTTTTAACGGCGTTGGTACATCATCTCATTACCTAACTATAGAAAACCAAGAGTTCAGCCGTAAGCTGACTATTAAAGAAGAAATTAAAGCCTTGCAAGATGAAATAGAAAGAGAAAAAGAAAATTCCACTCTTGCTAGATTCATGAGAAATCTTGAATCACGTGTCTATGCTGAACTATCTAGACAATTAGTTAACAACCTCTTTGGAGAAACACCTTCTGATTCAGGTACAATAGAACTAGAAGGAAACATTATTGAGTACACAAGCGATGGTGTTACATTAACGTTAAAAATTACGGAAGCAGATGGAACAGTTACTGAAATTACAATTCCTATTGGTACTTTTACTTTCTAGCTGTTCTACGTTAGACCAAGTTGAAGATACGTACGAACATAGGTTTCAAAGACACAATGTAGTAAATATACAAGATTTACAATCCATTGATTTACGTGATGTTTCTGTTCCTAAAGTAAGTCCTGTTGTAGCTGTATATCCTTCAGCTTTTACTGACCAAACAGGACAAAGAAAAAGCAATAGTGAGTTTGCTTTATTTAGTACAGCCATCACCCAACAGCCTAATGCATTGCTTATAAGAGCACTTAAACACGCAGGAAACGGTAATTTCTTTAGGGTTGTAGAACGTGTGGGGCTAGATAATTTAACAAAAGAAAGACAACTTATACGGTCAGCTAGAGAACAATTTGCTAGTGATGAAGAAAAGAAAAAACAATTAGCACCGTTATTGTTTGCAGGTGTTTTGCTAGAAGGTGCTGTTATTAGTTATGAAGCTAATTTAGAATCAGGAGGTATCGGTGCTCGTTATCTTGGTATTGGCAATAGCGTGCAATACAGAGAGGATAATATAACAGTTAGCCTTAGGATGGTTTCTGTAGCAACAGGCGAGGTGTTATTAGAAGTATTGAGTCAGAAAACTATATTCAGCTATGGTAAATCTAATGATGTATTTAGGTTTATAGAAATGAATACTGAACTTGTAGAAATAGAAGCAGGTAACGCAAGAAACGAGTCTTCTACTATTGCTTTAATGAAAGCTATTGAAGGCGGGGTATTAGAGATAATTAAGTTAGGTTACAAAAAAGGTTACTGGGTTTTACAAATAGAAGAAAAAACGGTAGAATGAAATTATGATGATGAACAGATACATACAATTATTGCTGTGTTTTGTTTTATTACCGTTATACGCTGCGGACAATGAAATTTATGTAGACCAGTCAGGTACTGGGGCTAACATAGATTTAGAACAGCTTGGTATATCTAATATTATTGGTGGGTTAGGTTCTTCTGCAGGTGATTTAACTGCTTTTGATTTAGACGGAAATACCATGACGCTAGACATTAATATGATTGGTGCTACTAATAAATTTCTTGGTGATATATACGCTGACAACTTTACAGGTGTATATAACTTTACGGGCGGTACAAATTCTTTTACGATTCAGGTAGACCCTACAAACGCTAATAGTTCAGACGGCTCTAATCAAAACGTAGCTGTTACTGGCAGTGGTAATACCTTTACATTAAATCAAGGAACATCAGCTATAGCTGCATCACTAGATTTAGATTGGATTATTCAAGGCTCTAATAACACAGTAACATCTAATATTAATATTGATGGTGCTACTAACTATATGGATATAGATGGTTCTGATAATACAGTTACTTATACAGGTACGGGTGTGAACGCATCAGCAGGTGGATATTTTTATTTAGACCACACAGGCGGTTCAAGAACTTTTAATATTCAACAACTGAGTACCCAAGATAATGACTGGCTCAAAATTATGTCAATCTCTGGCACTTCTGCTTCTACTGTTTGTGTCGTTCAAAACGACCAAGGTACAAGCACAAGCTGTTGACATTGGAGACATTTCTGAGCTAAATGGTTCAGCACAAATAGTAAGAGACAAGCCATACGACGTTAACGTAAAATTTGCTATACAAAGTAATGACGAAGCTATTACTAAAGATGGTAGAATGGCTATTACTTTTTTAGATGAGTCTGTAGTAAAATTAACTGAACACTCGCAACTACTTATCGATGAATATATTTATGACCCTGACCCAAGCAAATCTAAAATGGCTCTTACCTTTGGTCTTGGGACAGCACGGTTTATTACTGGTAATTTAAACCGCATAGATAAACAAAATATTACTCTTAAAACTCCTACAGCCAATATAGCAATAAGAGGTACAGACTTTACAGCTACAGTAGATGAACTAGGTCGTAGTCTTATAATATTATTGCCAGATGCTTCAGGTTTATCTAGTGGTGAAATAGAAGTGGTTACGGCTATGGGTACGGTACTTTTAAATAAACCATATCAAGCTACAACTGTTAGCGTTTTTGAGTCACCTCCAAGCAAACCAGTTATTTTAGATTTAACGTTAGATATTATTGATAATATGTTAATAGTTACTCCACCTAAAGAAGAAGAACGTGTAGAAGAAGAAACCACAACTGTTCAAACAGACAGTGTTTTAGATTTTAACGATTTAGATATTGATTACTTAGCAGAAGATTACTTATCAGAGGACGAACTAGATTTTACAGAACTCGATATTAATTTTCTAGATGTAAATTATCTTGAAGACCTTCTTAATGTATTAGACGCATTAGCCATAGCAGAAGATGAAGACGCTTTAGCCCAAGCCACAAGCACACAAATATCTGGAACTCTTTTAGGTAAAGACCCAGACACCCAAATAACTGCCTTAATAACAGGCAACGTTATTAGTTTACGAAGACAAGTAAACGAAAGCGTAAGAGTAGATTTGAACGGTAGTGATGCGTATACTGTAATTTTGATACAAGACGGAGTATCTAATATAATCAAGGTGAATGGAGGAAGCGATAGTGTTATAACTATTACGCAAAATGATGGATGAAAAAACTTTTTATACTACCCCTACTATTAATTCTTGCACTGCCGTTAGTGTTTCAATCAACACCCACAGAAATATTAAAACTTAAAGTATTTGATACGTTTATAAAACACCAAGAACCTTCTGGTAATTTTGTTATTCTTAATATTACAGAAGAAGACGTTGAACGTGAAGGTGGCTATCCTTTACCTAGAAAAAGATTAGCGGATATACAACTAGAGTTATTAGGTAAAGGTGCTCTTGGTGTTGGTTGGGTCATAAGTTTTCCACAGCCTGATAGACTTATGGGCGATGAAGATTTTGCTAGGTCTTTAGGATATGCTCCTAGTGTTCTAGCAATGTTTGAAACAAATAGTGGTCAATATCCTAAAACCACAGGAACTGTTATAAAAGGCAATGATACTGGTGGTATACTTACAACGGGAGTCAAGGAAAATTTCTACACCTATCAAAATATATTACAAGGAATCGCCAGTGCTCCCACCGAAGTAGACCAACTAGTTAGACGAGTTCCTTTACTATTACGAACACCTGACGGTTGGGTAGCTTCTTTTGGCACACAAATATATAAAGCCTTGTTTGGTGTAAAAAGCTACATCATAACTACAAACGAAAACGGTATACAAGAAATAGCTATACGAGGTATACCGCCTGTCAAAACAGATAGTCTTGGTCGTAAGTGGATTAGTTGGGTAGATACACCAGAAACTAATTTAAAAGAAATGGATGTAAACGGTAAGTTTGTGTTTGTAGGTGTAACCGCTAACGGCGTTATGCCGCAGGTTGCTACACCAGTTGGTTTACTAGAACCGCATAAAATACAAGCAGCACTAGCAGAGTCTCTTTTAATTCAAAATAGTCCTTTTATACCAGATTACGCCCTAGCTTTAGAACTACTTATTTTCATAGCGTCTGTAGGGCTCGTATGGGCTTTTATAAGCTATTTAGGTATAACGTGGGGCGTAAGCTTAGCTTTACTTACGATGGCTTTAACGGGCTTCTACGGTTATTACAGCATAACTACAGGTGTTTTAATAGATATTACGTGGTCTTTAGTTTCTCAGTTTATCACAGGAGCCATAGCTTTTTATTTAAGATTTAGAGAACAATATAAATTAAGGCAACAAATTAAAAAGCAGTTTGAACATTACTTAGACCCACGACAAGTTAAACGTTTACAAAAAGACCCTAGCTTATTAAAACTAGGAGGAGAAAAAAGAAGATGTACTTTCTTGTTCACAGACGTTAGAGGATTTACAGCTTTATCAGAAACGTTACCTCCTGAAGAAGTAACAACAATAATGAATAAAGCATTAACTATACAATCAGAAGCAGTGCAAAAATATGGTGGCATGGTAGATAAGTATATTGGAGATGCAATGATGGCTATCTTTAATGCACCTATGGATTTACTACACCACGAAAGCATAGCAGTAGAATGTGCTAAAGAAATACAAGAAAATATAATAAAAGCCGATATTGGTGTTGAGATTGGAGTAGGTGTAAATACAGGCGAAGCTGTTATAGGCAACATGGGTAGTGATACTAGATTTGATTATTCAGCTATAGGAGACGCTGTAAACACCGCTGCTAGACTAGAATCAGCGACTAAAGAAGCGGGTGTAAACATACTTATAGGCAAAGAAACAGAAAAATATTCAGGCATAACTTTGAAACCGCTAAAACCAATAAAAGTAAAAGGTAAAGAAAAACCTTTAAAAATATACACTTTTTGATATATAATCAATATATCAGCCGTTGTGCTGCAGCTTACGGGGTGAGCTTTAACTCGCAAATACGTGTAAACACGCTGGAGAAACAATGACTGGAGTAGATAAGAAGACATACCTAAAGAAAAAAGGGAGCCGTTCGGACTTCTATATATACACGTCTAAAGGAAAAAAGATAAAATCTAGGAGCCGTTTCTAATGGCTTTATCTCTTATCAAGAATCCAGAACTAAGTTATCAAGAAGCTTGTGAGTTTTTTGATTATAAAGAAAATAAAATAAAGTTTCAAAATAAAATAAAAGAGTTTGAAGCAGCGATTACTAAACACTGCGAAGAAAACAATAATCAAGATTTAAACAGCCAAATAACAGGTCAGACTGAAGGGGCTGTTACGCATAACTTTGCAGATGGTCAATATATAAGACAAATTGTCATGCCTAAAGGGTTATTAGTTACAACTAAAATACATGCTAAAAATCATCCTTTCTTTATTATGAAAGGAGAAGCTTCTATCTACAGTAATGATGGAGTAGAACGTATAAAAGCACCTTTTCATGGAATAACTGAAGCAGGAACAAAAAGAGTTTTATATATTCATGAAGAATGTACTTTTATAACAGTACATAGAACAGATTGTTTAAGTATAGATGACGTTGTAAATGAAATAACAGTTGATGATTTTTCTAAACTAAACTTAAAAGGTTTTGATATAAAACAAATAGATAAAATAATGGAGAAAATTTAATGGCGTTAGCAAGTATAGCGACAGCCATAGCGGTTGGGGTGGGAACAAATTTAATCACTAAAAAAATTGTTGGCGACCCCGATATGCCTGCACAAATCGGTAGTGGAACTTCTCCTTCGTTAACCCCAGGAGCAGATATAGACATCAATCCTATAATGGGTAGTGAGGTTCAAGAATTTGGTGATTTTAAATTTGAAAATTTAACTTCTCCAGAAGATGGGCAAAAAGAAATGATATTAGCCCAACTAGAAGAAGCAGGGGTAGATGTAGCTGATTTAGACCAATACGGTATTGCAGGTATGGCTGTTGGTGGTTATTTAAACAGGGCTAACGGCGGTAATTTAGGATTAATGGCTTTATTAAAAGAACAAGGTCTTATTCCTGAAGATAAACCAAAAAGTTTATCGGGTGTTGTTGATGTAGATTTTTCTGAAATAGCGGAACCAAAACCAGAAGATTTATTAGAAGAACAAATGATGGCAGATATAAACTTTGAAATGCCTGATGTTCCTATGCCTGAAAATCCTTTAACAAACTTACAAAAAGTAGAATCGTTTATAGATAACCAAAATCCTATGGTGTCTGATGCAATATATAGTGGTTTGGGAAGTATAGGCTCAGCTTTGTTTGGTGAATTATTTGGTTTAAACGATAAAAAACGTAAAGGCAGTTTAGTGAAAACTGAAACACTTCCTGGAAACTCTAACAGAAGAAGAAACCAGTTAGATAAAATTTCACCTATTGGGGGTTCTAGTGTAACTTTTGCTAACGAAGGCAAAGTATTACAAAGACCAATGTTTATGCCTAATGGGGGTCCTATGCGAGGTCCAGGTGGTCCAAAAGATGATTTAATACCAGTAATGGCAAGTAACGGAGAATATATGTTATCCAAAGCGGCAGTAGATGCAGCAGGTGGCGGCAGTCATGCTAAAGGAATTGCTGTTTTAGATAAATTTAACAAAATGGGAAATAAGAGATATGGCGTCTAGAGAAGAACAAGAATATTCCAGTCAAGCCCCCGCCCCGTATATAGGGCAGTTTTTACAACAGGATATATTTCCTTTTGCACAACAGTTTTTAAGGCAACAGTTTCAAAACTTAGGTCAAGCTGATTCAAGTCCATTTACTTACACAGGACAAAGAGTTGCTGATTTTGACCCTAGAGAACTTTATGGTATGGAACTTGCTGATTCAGCGATTGGTAGTTACAGACCGTACTTAGGTGCACAGGCAGATTTACTAGACGAAGCAGCAGGAATATCTAGAGGAGCATTAGCTAGAGGACAAGACGAAATTACAGCAGGTCTTGGTGCAGGTAGAGGATTATCTAGTTTAGGTGCTGACCTTACTAGAGGTGCTCAATTCGACACTACAGGTAGAGACTTATTAGCAGGAGCACAACAAAGACAATCAGGTAGAGGTCTTATAGAAGGAGCACGATTTGGTCAGTCTGGTAGAGATTACCTTATGGGCGGAGTTCCAGGATTTAGTGAAGCTCAACAGTTAACTAGGGCGGGTGCACCTAATTTAGATTTAGCTAGAACTGAAACAGCGTCAGCTAGACCAGAGTTCGGTGGTGCTAGAGCAGGATTAAGTAGAGCAGAACAAACAGGTTATGGTTCTACAGGAAGTTTTGACCCTAGAGGAATAGCAAGTTTTTATAATCCATTTGAAGAAGACGTAGTACAACAAACACTAAAAGACGTTAGAGAAGGGTTAGCTAAAAGTGATATGGGTCTTAGAGACGAAGCTGTTAGTGGAGGAGCTTTTGGCGGTTCTAGGTCACGAATGAGACGTGATGAACTTGCAGAAAATGTTGCAAGAGGAGCAGCAGAACAAGTAGGAGCTATCCGTAGTGGTGGTTATTCTGATGCAGCAAATAGAGCACAACAAGCTTTTGAAGCACAGCAGCAAAGACAAGCAGGTCTTGCAGGATTACAGTCAGGATTAGCAGGACAGTTAGGTGGTTTCGCAGGTCAAGAAGCACAAAGTGCTTTAGCAAGAGGTAGGCAGTTTGGCGACCTTTCTTCAACTGAAGCTCAAAATCAATTAGCTAGAGCTTCACAGTTGGGAAGTTTAGAAGCACAACAAGCACAGGCTAAATTAAATACAGGTCAAGCATTAAACGCTTCTGAACAAGCAGCAATAGATAATGCAATGTCTAGAGGACAACAGTTAAATACTTTAGACCAACAAAGATTTGCTAATCAAATGCAACAAGGACAGCAGTTATCTAACATTGACCAACAAAGATTTGCTAATCAACTACAACAAGGCTCACAACTAGGTGCTTTAGGACAACAACAGTTCGGTATGGGGCTACAGGGTGGTCAAGGATTAGCAGGACTAGGTCAACAAACAGCAGGTGCATTAAGTGGTTTCGGTGGTCAATACGGCGGTATGGCTAGTTTATTACCACAACTACAACAACAAGATATTTCATCGATGATGGGTATGGGTGGACTAGGTAGAGGAAGACAACAGTCCTTAATGGATTTGAACTACCAAAACTTTACAGGTCAATACAACTTACCTATGCAAACGTTACAAAACGTTGGAGCACTTACAGCTTCTCTTGGACCTATGGCAGGTGGCTACGGCTATGCAGGTGGTGCACAAGCTCCTTACGGTAATTACTCACCCACAGGAACTATGGGAACAGGGTTGATGAATCAAGGTATAGCAGGTCTTAATCCTGCTCCTGGTCAACAAACACAGGGACCAGTTAAAAGATTCCCTAACTTCTCAATTCAAAACATGGGGATACAGTTTTAATGGCAAACGGTAATAGAGGTATAGGAGGCTTTATGCCTTTTCCAACTTTCGGTGGACCTAAAGACGCAGGGGGAATTACACCTGTTAAATTAGCCCCGACTCAAATGAGGTTTCCAACGGCTCGTGGACCTGTCAGACGTACACCTGAACCAGATACTATAGAGAAAATAGCCCCCTTTCTTCCTTTAGTTACTGAAGGAGTTATGAGTTTATTTAAAGACACACCTAAACCTCAATCAAGAGACGATTATCTTAAAAGTATCGCTGTTGATGCAACAGACCCCACTAAGTTAGAAGAAGCAAGAGCCGACGCTTACACATTGTTCGGGGAACCTGAGCAAAGAGACGGTTTTGGTCTTGATGAACTTGTTAATTTAGCTGTTGGTAGCCAAACAGGGAGAGGAGCGAAAGATTTTGCTAATACGTATTTTCAAATTAGAAAAGGTAAAGAAGCCGCTAGAGTATCTAAAGAAGGACAAAGAGCAAGTTTCATACAAAAACAAATAGACCCTGACGCTTTTCAATTTTTAAATTTACAAGATACTACTAAGGCTAAAACAGGAGTAGTTGATATACGTCCAGGATATTTCGATAAAGAAACAGGGCAAACCTATATAAAAGACCCTAAAAATAAAGAAGCTAATGAGTATGGATTTATTGTTGCTGGTGAAAACTGGATAGACCCTGCTAAATTAGCTACTAGTGGTTCAACAGGAGTCGATATTTATAAAGACCCTCAGTATACCGAACTTATGAAAACTAATGCAGAACTAACTGCAAGAGACCAAGCAGTTATGGGTACGTTAAACGTTGCTAATAAAACAATAGAGATGTTAGACGAAGGTATTAAAGACCCTAGTAAAGCACCAACGACTGTTGTTTCTTCTTTGATGAATATGGGTAATAGTGCTATAGCTAACTTTGACCAAATAGCTTCATTAAATGGTAATCGTGACCCTTTATCATATTTTAGTGCTGATGAAACAGGCGGTACTTTAAGAGGTTCTGGTAATAACGCTAGAGAATTATACATAGCTCTTAAATCAGGTGACGAAGAACAAATAGAATTAGCAACAGCTAACTTTGAAAACGCAACAGGGTCCAATTTAAGACAACTTATGGGTGAAGCTGCTTATAGTAATGTAGCAACTAGAGCAAACTTTTTACAATTAGCTTATATGGCAGCAGCCGCAAACGGTCAAACAGGTAGAACACTTTCTGATAAAGATTTAGCTTACCATTTACAAATAGTGGGTTTTGGCTCAACGCAAGACCCTAAAATATTAAAAGATAATTTAATACGTTTTGTTGACCAACTAGTTGGTGGTGTTGATTCTGAAGTTCAAGTAGCCATTCCTACAGGCGGTCTACAACGTTACAATATGAATGACGAAACATTCCAGTCTATTGTTACTATGTATTATAATCCACTAATAGGTAAAGACCCTGAAGGAAAAGACACGCCTCAATGGTTAAACTACGGTGCTTATACTTACAAGCCTTTTTACGAAAGATATAAAGGCGTAGGAGCAGTAGACCAGTGGCAAAAACATGATGCAACGTTTTACGATAGAAAAACAAAAAGTTCAGCTAACTCAACGTCGCCTGTAAACCCGTCTATAGATTTAGATAAAACATTAAAAGAAATAGAAAACCTATATTAATGGCTATTACGCAACAACAATTTGATGAATTTAAAAAGATGCAAGAAACATATGCTCTTGATTTATCAAAACAGCCTTTGAAAGATAATCCCAACATTACCTACGGTCAGTTGTTATCCCCTAAAGAACTAGAACTAGCAGCAATTATGTATAGTCCTGAACTTAAATCGAAAGCTACGGGTATTTATTCATCAGAAGACATGAGCAAGATAGAAAACTCTATCGACTGGCAAAATAGAGTTGCTCCGTATAATAGAGCACCTATCGAATATGATATGTACGAACGTCATCCTGAGTATATGAAACAACTAGATGAGTTTAACAGTCCCGAAGGTCAAGAAAGAAGAAACATGATAAAAGTTCGTGGTAATTTTCCTGATACTTATGAACCGTTAGAGCCTATTGCTCCACTAGGAATAGAAAAAGCAAAAAAGATAGCGGCTCTTGGTTTTGACCCTGCGAATGAATTACAGTTTCAAACATTTAAAGACGGTGTTGGTTTTAGAAGCAAGTTAGCTTTTGCACCTAGAAAAACAACAGTAGAGGATTTTAAAAAACTAGGCGACCAATATGGTTTAGTCGGCGATTATAGATATATAAACCCTAGCGACCCTTCATTAGGTTTAGCTTTTAAACCCGAAGGTTCCGATGATTTTCAATTATTAAATACACCATACGTCACTGCAGAAGATACCTATAACTTTTTAGTACAAGAGTTTCCTGCAATAGCGGGAGATATAGCCTTAACAGTATATGGTTCTAAAAAGTTTACTAGTCCTTTTGGTTTAAGTGACAAAGTAGGCGGTAAAGTTGGTAAAGTTTTAGGTTTATCTGGTTTATCAGCAGCAGGTGCAGCAGGTGGAGACTTTTTACGTTTAACTGCTGGATTAGCAATGGACGCTCACGATAGAGATTTCGATGAAATATTAAAAGAGTCTGGAATGATTGGTGCTTTTGCTTTTGGAGGTACTGCTCTTATAAGTGGAGCAGCACAAACGATACCTAAAGTTTGGAAAATGATTACAGGTAAAGACGTACCTCCTAGTTTTTATGAAAAGATAGATGACGCTATGCAAGAAGCTAGAGCACAAGAACGAGGAGACGGAGCATTAGCTTCTGGAATACTTTACGGTGACGCAACATCAGTAAAAGTAATTAACGAACAAATAAACGATTTAGCAAAACGTTTTGATGTAGAACTTAAAAATTATAATCCTACAATCGCTTCAGCTGCTGGTACACAAGGTGCTGCTGATTTAGAAACATTATTCTTAAAATATGCTGATGACCCTGACCTTAGAGAACTATATCAACAAGTAAAAATAGGCAACCAAGAAGTTATTGACCGTTTTATACAAACACTGAACGAAAAAATTGGACCTTCAACAACAGGTGGGGCAACAGGGGCAACGGTAGGTGCTGGTATAAGAGAACTAGCTCAAAAAGATATAGATGCTTTCAACGACCAAGCCTACGATATGATTGACCAAGTGAGACTACAAGTGGGTGGTGCTGATGATGCTGCTGTTGCAGGACAGTCTTTACTAAAACAAGTTGACGACCCTAATGCTTCTACAGGTCCTTTATTCGAAAGACAACAAACTAGATTATTGGAAATTAAAAAAGACTATATAAATCCATATAATCAAGCATGGAATGCTGCTTTAGAAAATCCTCGTTATGCTAACTTAACTACAGGTGCGGGCTTTACAAGAAAACCTGCTAATGAATGGATGAATTTACGAAAAGGTGAAGCTAATAAGCTGTTTCGTTCAGCTGAATCTGATGAGTCTGTAAAATTATTATATGAACAAATACCTGCTGGAACTAAAAACACTCTTAATAGATTAAGAGGTATTGGTCAAAAAGGTAAATTTGAATCTCCTAATTTTACGTTAAGAGAACTTAATGACGCCAGAGTATCGTTAAACGAATTCGCTAGTACGACTAACAATGTAAAAGCTTCGCAACAAGCTAGACAATTAGAACGTGGTCTAGAAGAACAAATGAATCAGTTGCTACGAGAAGGTGCTTCAGCCGAAGCAGGTATTCCTCTTACACGAAAAGTTGAATTAGAAAACTGGATGACGCAAAATAACTACGGAGATGATTTAAGATTAGCTTGGTCACAGCAAAAAGAAGCGATACAACTGGCTAATTCACAAGCAGTCCGTTCTATATTAGAACAAAGACCTGAAAAAGTAGCAGATTATTTATTTAACACTGTAGCTAAAGGTAGTAAACAAAATACTGTTGTTACTGATTTAATGACTTTATTAAAAAGAGACGGCTCTGATGAAGTTAGACAAATACAGGACGGCATGGCTGAGTATATACAAAGAGAAATACTATCTAACCCAGATAGAACACCTTTTCAAATAGCTAAAGACTACAGAAAATTTGTTAAAGATAATGAAGGAACACTACAGTCTGTATTCGGAGATGACTTTAGTGCTAGGTTTATGACTAATCCTAAACAATTTAATAAAGCGGTTATAGAGCCTTTACAAAAACTAGAACAAAACATATTACAAATAGAGGCTCGTGTTGGTTTATCTTCAGCAGACCCTGATAGAAGGGTAGCTAATATTGTTGAGTCTATTTTAGCTACGGGTAAAACACAAAGACAGTCTGGAATACTATTAGATGATATTCAATACATAAATAATATTGTAAAACAAAACCCTTTATTACAAGACCAAGTTTCACAAGTAACAAAAAGATATTTGATGCAAGAAATGATGGAGCCCAGACCAGGAGGAGGTTTTGTCATAAGCCCTCAAAAACTGAATGATTTATTATATAAAGGTTTTGGTCCAGAAGATGTTACAGGTCCAACACTTACTTTTGATAACTTTATACAGCCATTATTAGGTAAAGAAGGCAAAGATTACGTAGCTAATTTAAAAGTTATAAATGAAATGGTACAAAGAGAAATGGGAACTGTGCCTAGTGAGGGTGTTGTAAGAGATTTAACTAGAGGTGAATACGGAGCAGGTGCTAACATCGAAGGTATTAGAATGTTACAAAGATTACTTATTGCTCCATTGACACAAACAGGTAGAAGAATAACAGCTCTTTCTAATAGCCAAGCGAACAGGTCGCGTAAATTTATTGGGCGTATGTTGTTAGACCCAGAATTATTTGAAAGAACAGCAAGTTTTGCTAGAGGACAACAATCAACACAAAATTTTATAAGGTTTTTAAGCAGTTATGGTTTTGTGTATGGTGAAGATTTAGGTAACGAAATGAAATATTATGATACAGTAGATAAAGCACAAAAAACTCCTGAAAATATAAATTTTATAAATGAAGCACAGGAACGAGCTACAGTCATTACAGGAGGAACTAACTAATGGCTACAAGAATGACAGGCAGAGAATCATTGATGAGACAAGGTTTAATAAATGACCCTTTTACACAAGCACTAGAATCTATTAATTTAAGAAAAGACGCAAACGATTCTATAAACAATGCCAGTGACCAATACGAAGCTGATGTTGCAGATTTTAAAAACACCCAAGCTAATGAATTTGAACAAGGGTTAGCGGGACTGTTGGATAGAGTAGGTGCTTTAGAAAATACACCAACACCTAGTTTTAATATGCCAGACTTATCTGGATTCGCTACTCTCGAAGACTTAAACCAAGGTATCGGAGGTATTAATATTCCTGGTGCACCCGACCTTAGTGGCTACGCTAGGCTAGAGGACATTCCCTCAATAGATACGAGTCAGTTCTTAACTGCTGGAGATATTCCTTCAATAGATACGAGTCAGTTCTTAACTGCTGGAGATATTCCTTCAATAGATACGAGTCAGTTCTTAACTGCTGGAGA